TACAGGAATATCTTTAACCATTAATGTGCCAGTATTTTCGCAACGTCCTCCATTTATAGCCAATAAGAGAGCTTTTGCAAGATTAGCTCTTGCGCCGAAGAACTGAATTTGACGGCCTATATCCTGGAATGATACGCAACATGCAATTCCGTAGTCATCAGAATGTCGTACACTTCGCATCAAATCATCGTTCTCATATTGAATAGAAGAAGTATCAATAGAAACTTTGGCGCAAAAACTTTTGAATCCTTCAGGGAGTTCGGGTGACCAAAGAACTGTCATGTTTGGTTCGGGTGACGGTCCTAAGTTGTACAATGTTTGAAGGAAGCGGAATGATGTCTTCGTAACTTTATGACGACCATCGTTTAAACGTCCTCCAATTGCTTCAGTTACCCATGTGGGGTCACCAGCAAATATATCATTGTATGATTGCATGCGTAAGTGACGAACCATACGAAGTTTGATCACAAACTGATCAATTAGCTCCTGAGCAAAAGTTTCATCAATTGTTCCATTGCTTAGTTCATAATCAATATAGATATCTAAGAATGAAGAAACGTTTCCGAGTGACATGGCTGCACCATCTTGCTCTTTTACCGCAGCCAAATAAGCCATATACACCCATTGCACTGCCTCTTGAGCTGTGTGAGCCGGACGGGAAAGATCTAATCCGTAGTATTCGCCCATCACTTTTATATCCTTCAATGCTTTTATCTGATCAGCCACTTCTTCACGTAAACGGATACGTGCTTCAGTCATTGGTCCCGTCAGAGTCTGCAAATCTTGTAATTTAGCTTCAATAAGTTTGTCAATACCATAAAGAGCTAGTCTGCGATAATCTCCAATAACACGACCGCGCGCATAATTGTCGGGCAATCCGGTCAAGAAGCCCAATGATCTGAATGAGCGGATTTCATCAGTATACACATCAAATACTCCGTCATTATGAGTCTTTCTGTAATGAGTAAAAATGTCTTTTACTTTTTCATCAACTTCCAGACCGTTCTCCTTACATGCTCTTGCAACTACATTAATACCGCCAAAGGGTTTAATGGCACGTTTCAATAATTCATCTGTTTGTAAGCCTACGATCAGTTCGTTCTTTTTATCAATATATCCGGCTTTATGAGAAGTAATTGTTGATACTGTTTTGTTATCTAGTGAGCGAAGTCCGTTATTAGCTCTTTCCTCTTCAATTGCCTGAAGGCAAATATCCCAAATTTGTTTAGTTCTTTCTGTTGGTCCTTGTAAGAAGGAAGCATCCCCGTCATACGGTTTGATGTTATTGCTAACAAAATCCTTCACATTGATTTCTTTGCTCCAAAGACCATCTTTGAATTTCTTAACTGATTCCATAATGTTATTAGTTACTGGTTAGTTATCCTTTAGAGCGTGCAAATTTACTATCTTTTTGTGAAATACAGCTATAATAAAGGCTGTTTTTATGTTGTTCAGCATAAAAATACTAATATATAGTTATTCTATGGGTCGTGGAATGCCCGACAGCTAAAAAAAATAATTTGTTTTTAGTATATTGCTTGGAAGTTTTAAAATAGTATGTATCTTTGCACCGCTTTAAACGAAAAGCGTTATAAACTAGTATTGGGAGAGGTGGCAGAGTGGTCGATTGCGGCGGTCTTGAAAACCGTTGAACTGCGAGGTTCCCGGGGTTCGAATCCCTGTCTCTCCGCAATAAACATTGAATATCAATGTTTTATGTAATAAGGACACGAAAGTGTACACGAAAACGCCCAAAATTAACACATTTGGGCGTTTTTTTATGCCCAAAATGGAATAAAGAAGCCCGGCCTTATGACAAAGCCGGGCTTCAACATTGTACCCGGCGCAACTCCGGGTTTCGCAACAATGTTTTGCAAATATACTGCTTTAAAAAATACGCCGAATACCGGCAAGGATTTTTTTAATCCAATTCAAGAATGGTACACGCTTCAAATACAACATCGCAATACCAACCAAGACCAAAATATAAAAAATATATCGCCATCGGTACGGGTCGGGTGCGGGTGAAGTTTGAATTTGGCTTGTCTGATTGCTTTTAATCGCAACAACGGCACTTTGTATTTTTTCGCTTTCGCTTGATTCGTTACTTTTCCCTTTTTGTTCCGAACTCTTTTCAATTGTCGTTTGCTTTATTGATTTTATGGCTGCATTTTTAATGCTTCCAACATTGGCAAGGTTTAAGCCATCGACATTGATTGCGCTTTTTGTTGTATCCGGTTTGCTCCCATTGTTAATGGTTGGGAAAAATTCAATTTCGGTGATTGTTATTTTCCCATTTTCCGTTTTTGTCGTATCAATAAACTTTTCCGTCTTTGTGGTTTGGCTATCGACTTTATTAATGGATGTGTCAGTTGTACACGATGTTTGTACACTTTTTCGTGTACTTGCACACGAAATCATAAGACACGTAACCAATAGCAATAATATTTTTTTCATATCACAAAGTTTTGATTGATTCAAGGCGGTTCAACCATCCTTTCAAGAATCGCTTGTTGGTGTTTTTAAGCAACTCTTTTTCGGTGGCTTTGCGCCCAATTTTCTTTTCATAATTCGCAATGCTTGTTTGGGTGATTTCATTTAGAAAAGCGACACGCGCTTTATATATCGCCGCAAACAATTGGTCGGGGTCTGCAAAATTGACCGCTGACAATGTTTTATTACCAACAACACCATCGGATTGCACACCAAGTATTCTTTGAGGAATAACAATGCCATGTTTTCCCGACCCCCAAACCCAATCAACAAGGATATTCGCAATCTTTTGGTTTTGTATGCCATCAGCTTGCCACCTGTCCCAATAGAATGGTTTCAAGATACGGTTCTTTACATCTTCATTGTTTATCAACTTCAAGTCGTTAACGTCAATGTCACCATCACCGTCTTTGTCATACCCGCATTGTTTCCAAGTGGATATTGTCACGCCTTTATTTGTTGCGCCCCCTGCATCGGCGGGGTCGTTCACAAAACCACCCTCCCAACGCAAGATATAGGGCAATAATATTTCAACCTTTGCCATCTTCTGTTTCTTTTTTGTTCATATACTCACTAACCGCCTTTGCGATTGCATCCAAGTTGTCCTTATGCGCTACAACTTGACCAGCTAATGCGGCGATATTATCAATTCTTACTTTGTCCTCTGCTTTTTCGTATATGGATTTTATTTCAATCAATCCTATTCCAATAGCCCCTAAAAGGGTTATAAATGGGAACATCGGGAAATGATATTGATAATAGGTTTCCAAATACCATATTGAAGCCATTTGCATAGCATCAACAACAGTGAGCGCAAGTAATACATTATAGTATCTTGCAATTTTATCAATGGTTCGTTTAAATCCATAGCTTGACCGGGCAATGCCATTTTTCTTTGCTTTACGAACCCCTGACCATAAATCTGCAAGAATTGCAAATAAGACCAACATGTAAATGCCGAATAATATCCAAAGTGTTACAATTATTTTTTCCATTTTTGTACTTTTAAGTGAATTGAAAACATTTTCCAACTTTGACAATTGTAGTGTCCATTGGATACAAACACAATGCTTCAAGCCCCTTTTCTTGTCGCTGCTTATTAATGATTGGAATATTGGTTTCGGCTCTTTGTATCGCTCCAATCAATATGTCCGAACCCGTGAAACAAGAACGGCGTTCACCATCCGGTGTGCCGTCGGCACGCTTCACATAAGAACCATCTTCTAAAAAAGTAGCAAGTACCACTTGCATTTGCATACGTAGCCCGGACGAGTTTTTACCCGGAAATTTTGTTGGCTGAATAATCGTTTTTTCGATAAGAACGCGACGACCAAACAATTCATCCATATCAATAGACTTGCCAACCACAACGTCCGATTCCACGCCAAGTTCACTAAACTTTGCCATTGCCTATTTATTCATTTAGAGTTGAAAAATCAGAAACTAACATTGCATCCAAATCCTCGGTAAACTGCAAATATTCTTTGTAGTTATCCACGGCGGTTGTATCCAATTTGATACCAAGAACATGTTTGTTGTACGAGTTCACAATATCAAATTCGGCGGATTCATCCACGATTGAACGGATAATGGATTTCTTTAGATTAGCCTTTGTCGGCTTGTTCCAAATACGGATTTCACGACATTGCCAACCCACTTGGATTTCTTCGGTTTGACCGTCAGGAATACCCATTTCAGGTTCAATGTTGTACCGGTATAAATTTGAACCATCATTGTCTTGCTCAAAGACCGATGGTTTGCCGTGTTCAAGGTCATACCTTGCGTTTGGCGCGAGTGAATTTAATTTCATACGGAATTGTTTTTTGAATTTTAGACATTAAATTGATTGAATCACAGTATTTGCACCACCCCCACCAAGAACATATTTGCTGCTTGTATTGCTCCTTTGTTGGCACGGTCTTTCTTTTTCTCAACTTTGCCACCCGGCGGAAAAGTCGTTGTTTGATAGACTTGCGCAATAGAGTGTGGGAATGATAAAATACATATCCCAAAAAGTCGATACCCCTTGCATCGACCGGGAACACCTGATAATTGCGTTTGACTTTCAATTTTAGGTTGTCACGCATGTATGCCCGAATGTCATGTAATAATTCGTGCAACGTCTCTTTATTAGGTGAAAGAACAACAATATCATCCGCATATCGCCAATAGTATTTGACCCCTTTTTCTTCTTTCAACCAATGGTCGAAATAAGCCAAGTATACATTGGCAAAGTATTGTGAAAGATAATTGCCTATTGGAACGCCGCTTGGTACTGAATCAATGATTTCATCAAGAAGCCAAAGCAAACGTTTATCTTTAATACGCCGTCTAATAACCTGCTTTAGAATTTCATGGTCAATGGACGGGTAAAACTTGCGAACATCAATTTTCAAACAATATCTTGTCCCGGACACATCATTTTTAAGCGTAAACATAACGTCTTTTGCCGCCGCATGGATTCCACGGTTCTTGATACATGAATAAGTATCATTTGTGAAAAGGGAAACCCAAATGGGTTCAAGTACATTCATTATCGCATGGTGAGTAATGCGGTCGGGAAAGTATGGCAATCGGAAAATTTGCCTTTCTTTTGGTTCAAAAATTGTGAATATGTGGTAATTTGAAGTCTTGAAAGTTTGATTCTTCAAACTCTCATGTAATGAAAGCAAATTGGCTTCACGGTTCTTGTCATGTAGTTGTACACCATACGAATGAACCTTGCCTTTGCGGGCTTTTTCATCCGCAAGTTGCAAGTTTTCAAGACTTATGATTGTATCAAATAAATTTCCAATTCTTTTCATTGTTTGCTTATATATTTGGATTCTTCGGGTTACCCCTACCAAAACCGTTTTATAAAATCTGTTTTTTGCCCTTGGTTTCCCAAGTCATTCAAGGCACTAACGCCCTGTTTTTGTGGCAAGGTCTCCGATATGCAACTATTTTTTATAAGCATAGCTGAGAACCGATATTCGCATTCGCATTCGAAGCCGTATTATTCGTATTCGCATACACGAACCCTGCATTCGCACCATTATTCGCATTACCGCTGAACAAAACGCCCCGACATCGGACAACCTTTTTATTTCACTTCAAATTAGACCCTCTATTTTGTCGCGCTTCGATTTACGGAATAAAGCAAAGCCGAGTACCGATAAACGCATACGCAGCCGAAGCCGTATTATTCGTACCCGCATACACGAACCCCGCAGACGCACCAGCATACGCAGTACCGCCGAACAAAGCGCCCCTTTCATCTACACCACTTGCGGGTTTGGATGTATAGAAGTAATCACAGAAATATGTGGTTGAGCCACCACCAACCGATAATGGCATAATCTCACCATATTCACCAAGAATAACTTCTTTTACATAGCCCTCTACACGCGGCAAGTTGCCACGCAATTGGTAATTGGTAGTGCCGGAACTTGTGAAGTTTGCCGGTGTGTCGCACACATAGAATTCGGATATTCCACCGCTTGTGTCTGATTGAATCATACACTTGCAACCATCCGTCCATTTCCATACATGCCCAAAGGGGTTTTCAATGCCACGATAAGATGGTACATTGACCGTTTTTCTTGTTACCGGTGTGAAATACGTTGTATTGGTAACGGCGTTTCCTGTACTTGCCAAGATGCACACATATAAGGATGTTCCCGATGAAACGTAATTGCCGGCAACATAAGCCGTGGCGGCATTATATTCACCAATGTAATTGACTGAACCGTTTGAATCATATTCAAATGGCATGGTGAAAGAAACAACACCGGTCTTGTTGCCCAAGCTGTTTGTGTAACCACATGGGACGAAAGGATAATACCCATTAAAGTTATTCCACTTCGTACCATCAAGGGTTGTGACACCATCACTTAAACCACCTTGTTTGTACCCCTCTACTGTCAACGCTGCATTGTAGGCATCTTGTGAATTGAAATTTGCGTACTCAACGGCAAATAGCCAAAACAACTTGCGTTGAATCTGATATGTGTTGCAATTCCAATTTATAGAACCACGGTTTCGCGCATACGTGCGAAAGGTTGTCAAACTTGTATCTGTTACGGGTCGCCCCAATACTGTTTTGCTCAAAGCATCCCAAGCCGTTTGATTGCCACCACCGCGATAAGCCGCCGTTGTATTAACGACCGATGCCAATTTGTTTGTTGCACGTTCAACGGTTGCTTCGTAGGCTGAAACATAGTCTTTAGACCATTTGATAAAGCCCGGCAATTCTTCCGTTGACATCAAGGCGCGGCGTTTTACACCGTCCATTTCAAAACGAACGTACATGTCGGGTAATTCAACCGTTACTTGACCGTCTGAACCATTAAGCGTTGCCGCCGCTGAATTGTCACGCAACGCCGAATTGTTAGCATTCAAGTAATAGTTCACTGAACCATCATCTTTTTGCACACAACGGCGCATCAATGATTGCAGGGGCAAAGATTGGTGCAACTCATTCTTACCAACGCGTGTTGGTTTTGGATTTGAAACGGTTGTATCCCATTCAATGCCATAGTAATAATCATAAGCATACGTTGGGCGCGTTGTCCCAACTCCAACTAAAAGTCCCATATTAGTACCCCCATTTTAAGTTTATACTTGACAATGATGTTTGTTTCACTGCCTTTACAATTTCGGGATTCCAACCCACTTCAAAAGTGGTTTCGATAAACTCCCCATCTGCCATGCCCGCCAATTGTATTTGCAATTTAACGGGTTGCAAACCGTCATTCTTGACGTTGAAGCATTGACCATCCGCAAGTGCAAAATTTGCATTTGTCAAATTGGTAATAACTCCCATCTTTCCTATTTGGGCTGAAACCATTTCGCCCGACCTTGTTTCACTCATAATGAATCAATTTTTTGTTTGCAAATTTACTGTTAAATGTATTATAGTAATACACGATTGAATAACTTGGACATAACTTTTAAAGTCAAAATCATATTTCAATGGTTACATTATACACGCAACGTGATGTATAACAATGACATATAAAAGCATGTCCAATTTTTTAGGCATTTGATGTGTCAACCTCGATTTTCCAAGATTGCACCAACTTTCCATTCACCATATTAAGCGATTCAACTGCAACAAACCCGGTGTCGCATTTTGGTTGTTCCGCTTCAACGAAATCAAGAAACCCGGCGTTTCTCAATTCTGTTATTTTCGCGCCCTCTTGAACAAGGCAATGCCTCATATCAAGAAGTCCATCTTTTTCAATTTTTGCAAGTACCATATTAGTAAGTTTTGAATAAAATGTGATAACCACCATTGTAATAACGCAAGCGCAATGTATCGCCTTTCTCCATATCTATATATGAAACCGTGCCGCCATCATTGTTATATATTTGCGCACCTGTTTGCGATTTAATTGCAAGACGGTTTGCCATTCCACGGTCGCATACAATTTCCAAATCAAACATCACAACCTTATTATTCGTTTGACTATCAACCATTGATTTGGTTGGTAGGTTTACACCCAAATAAGACGTGGTGTTTGCCGTAAAATGGAATTTATGCGTTGTATGGAATCGACCGGTTATAATGTCGGTATAAGCTTGTCCAATATATCCATCCTCAAAGTTGCATATTTTGCCCGTACCATAAACATTTCCGTCATACTCAAATGCGCGTTGTGGATACCAATAATCCATTGAACCATCACCCGAACGACATTGTGCAAATAATGCGCTACCAATCAAGTAATTATAATCATCATTCAATCGAAAATCAGCCGCATTGCCATAACCAAGCCAATTCAAATCACCGATTGATGCCATAACTTTACCATTATTGAAACGGAATCGAATATTGCTATCAGTCAGAGAAAGACCGGTTGAACTTAGGTCGTTTGTACTACCAATTCGACCTTGCGCCAAAGAGAACCCGCCGATTGAGCCGGAAAGGGCATTTATAATACCCTCTACCGTGGCTTTTGTCATTACAACCGAACCGTCTTGCATTACCCGGAACGGTGCGGTTGCACGATTTTCAAATGATGCACCCGCCCAAAATCTGATTGATTCCGCCGCCGTTCCTTGCCCTGTCATACCTGCCAATATGATACTTTCAGAACCGGCAACCTGAATTGTCCCGGATGTAACCAAACCGCCGTCAATCACGGTTTTTGTATTGTCGTATGCCACACAAGTAACCCAATCATTCACATTGTATGATTGCCCGGATGCCTTGGCGGTTGCACATCGGCGTAATTGCGTTCCATCAACCCATAAGTCCCCTACATCATAGGGTGCATAAGGCGTTACAACGAATACCCGGCGTTTGCCATCGGCGGTGTCTTTTGCCGTTGAAGCTGTATTGTAAGCATCAATTGCGGTTTGGTCTTCAATTGTTACCCAAGCGTATGAACTTGAATATCTTTTGAGTGACTTTGTACCCGAATCGTACCACATATCGCCAACATGCTTTGCTTTTTCGGTATCGGTTGCCCAAGATGCCGCGGGGTCGGATGTTTGAAACCAAGATTCTATCTTTCCATCAATTTGGGCGGTCATATTATTGATTGCGGTTGTATATGTACCATTGATAAATGTTGTCAATGCCGCATCACTCGTGTAATTGCTTGCCTTTTCCCAATCACCTGTCGAATAAGAACCGGTTGCACGTGCCGTTTTACACTTCATAATATCACCGTTCGTTCCCTGTACCCATAAGTCGCCGACTTCATACGGCGTGTATGGTGTAGCCGTGAAAATTCGCCGTTTTGTTTGTGCCAATGCAAGTGCATCATTTGCCAATGCAAGTGCTTGCGCAACTTCCGCATCCGCCAATTCCGACCATGAATAAACCGTTCCGTTTTTAATCCAACGGAAAACAGCCCCGGACGTTGTATTATAAAACAAGTCACCCAAGTGGTCTTCTTTCAAAGCGGTGGTTGTCCATCCACTTGCCGGTGCATTCGATGTTGTCGGGTCGTATGTGTCAAAGAATTGTTCAATTTGACCATCCAATTGCGCTTGAATGTCTGAAAGAAGCCCCGGTAAAGTATTATTGATATAATTCTTTGATTCAAGGGATTCTTGCCCCAACTCCGCCAATGTCTTTTCCGAACCATTGGACGTGAATACAATTCGACCGCCAATTTCTGAATTATCCAAATCAAAGTAAGTTGTTCCGTCTGCCGATTCAATCCGCCCGGTCTTGATAAAACGCCCGTTTATCATTGTGAAGCCATAAGACAAAGCAACGGAACGGGCTTGTAATTCAGTATCGACCGAATTTAAAACACCAATCCAAAAATGATAAAAGTTTGCATCTTGTTCGGTTTTGATTTGGGATGTTGAAAAGATAATTAAACCCGCCGTTCCGACACGTTGGCATTTTGCATATATGTAATATGCTTGTGAATCCGCACCAAGGGTTGTTTCACCATCAGCCAAGACCCAAGAACGCGCCGAATCTGCATTGATGGTGTAATGTGTCAAAACACCACCTTGCACGTCAATAAGGTTCTTATTTCCGTTCAAATTTGGTTGAAATATTGTGTTCGTCAAACCAAATTGCATGGACTTTGCACCAACGGACAATGCGAGTGTATCAATTGAATTAGGCTTGATTTTGTCGGTGTAATAATCACCATCAGGGTCAAACACCATATTTAGAACCTCACGGGATGAACGCCAATTTGCACGGGCGCGCGCGGGATTTTTAAGGTTATTCATCTGAACAATCTTGTCAATATCCACAAGTTCAGAAATCACCCGGTTGGTGATGTTAGTTGAAACCGTGTCGGAAATGGTCAATGAATAATCGTATTCATCAAGCAAATTACGTGTCAATGATTGAATACGTACCGACTTGTCAACATCAATATCAGTGTCTTTAACGGGTATGTAGTCGCCCGGCTGAAAGATATTTAAAGTTGAACCATTACCAACCATCTTTTCCAAGAAAGACTTGGTGATACTCAAACCATATTGTACTTTGGGTTGACTGTTTTGGTCATAGTAAGTGTTGCCATCATTGGCAAGTTCAGATTCCGCGGCTTGCTCGTATGTATCAGGCAATGCAACATCAATCAACTTGTATTCATCGCCCGCGGCAAACTGAAAAGCCATTGAACTGTCAGACGGGAACACATCGCCCCGGTCGTCTGTCTGCTTTACCAAGGTGAATGTATGCGTTGCATGGTCGTATGCGTGAACCTCGAATTCATAACCCGCAAGATTGCCGGTGTTGAAATGTACTTTGGCATTTGTTCCATCAATCAAATATTTGGTTGTTACCCCATCGGCTTCAAGGGTATTCAAATCAAACATCTTGGTATCAACAAATTTCAAAACTGAATCCGAAAAAACGCCGGTAACAGAACCATTGAATGTTGGTTTTATATCATCAAAGAATTTCTTGCCCTCAATAATGCCATATTTCGCCACGGCATCCGCTTTTTCAATGTAGGATTGTGCTTTGGTCTTGCCGGGCAAACAAAGTCTTTGTGCGCGATATTTGGACGTGATGTTGTCCGTTGAACCATACACCTTTAAACGGGTCACAATACTTGATGAAGAAACGTTTTGCCGGTCAAGTGAATAAAGACCCTTGCCCCTGCCAAATTGAAACGTGTATGGGAATATTTGCCCAACCTTTTTGAAATTCACAGTGTTGACACCCGCATTTTGCGCAATCTCAAATTCAATATTGAAGTTGCTTTCTGAACACAAATTTTGCAGAACCGACAAACAATTGTCCGTTTCGCTGAATGTCAACGTTATTGTCTTGGTGTCCGGGCATGTACCCAATACCCATTTGCCCGGAAATACGCGGTTCGCATTAGTAATCAATACCATTGCAAACCGGCGCAAATCGCCCGTCAAACTATCGGCTTGCACATCCTGCAATTCATTGGTGGTTGTGTCAATGGTCAAATCATAGGTTACACACAATAAATCATATTGCACGCCCTCAAATTGTACGTCATAAGAGAATTCACGCATTCCCGTTTTCTTGACTTTTGGCAATTGGTTCAACTTGTACACGCGTCCAAAGACCGTGATTTTATCGCCAATGCCATACGTTTGCGGAAAAGGTGATTCAACGTTCACATCAACCACATCATCGCCAAGCAAAGCCATTGTTTGCTTGGCAGATTTGATTTGTGTTGCCGTCCGCTTACTTGCCATTGGATATGTTGACAAGTTCGGCTTGGTGATTATAATTTGTTCCATACTATAATTGCATTGGTTGTGAAGTCTGTTATTTCGTCAACACATCCGGTTATCACAGGGAAATAATCACCGTTTGTTTCATACACATGGGATAGCGTAATTGCCGTACCACTAACATCATAATCAACCGTACCGTCACCCCAATAGATATTGACCATTTTTGTGGTGGTCATGGTGATTGTACAAGTCTTTGTCGAATCACCAACCCGAATATGTTTCAATATGCGTTTCACCGGTTCGGGTTCAATCAATTTCAAGTCAAATGTTCCAACCATCAAATCATCATTCCATTTTTTCGTGATATTGATTTCATCTTGGCAATAGACTTCATAAATCAATGGCTTGATAGGGTGAACATCAATCACAAGTCGTTGCGTACCCTTGACATCGAATAATTGCTCAAACTTTGAAACTTGTGTGATAAAATCATTCTTTGAATTAGCTTTGATAAAGCACGACAATGTGATTTCCCGCGGTTCATAAAATTTATGTTGCAAGTCCACCGCTTCCCCGTGGTAATTATCCCATGATACTTTTGCCATATCTTTGAGTTTTGGGCGATTTACTACACCCTTGGAATCAGACACATACACGCCGTATTCTTTCAAGTCCACGCCGTCCAATCTGTATGCTTGTTGCTTGCTGTTTGATAATGCTTCAATCAAATCGCTTTGAGTTAACGCGACACTGTAAAACTTGACATCATCAAGCAAGCCCAATCCATAATTTCCACCATAATAGTCTTGATTCAGGGACACACCTTGTAATGCGCCCGCATTGGTGATTGTCTTAATCAAAGATGTGTTGACGTAAAAGTTGAAAACAGAACCGCGCCTTGTCACTGCAAGTGAAAACCATGTTCCGGGCTTTGCTTCAATAGGCACTTCAACGTAATTTTTTACACCGGAAAAATTCAAAAGCCAAATGAATTTTTGAGGTGAACCACAATCAATGTCGCTACTTTGTGCCCACATCAACATTGAAAAGTCCATTGCCATATTGGTAATTATGTTCTTTGCAACCTCGCAAGTATCAGAACCCCCGAATTTGATTGCATTGCCATTTTTACCGGCAACAAATGAAGCCCCTAATACTTGACCATCCGCACGGTTTTGGCTGTAATCGTAAGCAATAGTTGAACCATTGCTTTCATCAAAGGGCATATTCAGTATTACACTATTTGAATCCATATCAATAAGTTTTTTTAAGTTTTTCGACTATTTTAATCACCGCATCACCGATTGTGTCGGTGGTTACTTTTCCACCCTCATATCGGTTGATATGCACCTTTGCCCGGTCTTGTGCATGAACATGAATCACGGAATTATCAAATACATCAATTTCCACAAAGGCATTGTCTTTGGCTATGATTGCCAATTCTGATTCATGCTTTGCGAAAATCTCACAAACTCCATAAGAACCAATTTCAACACGTCCTTTTGTGTTGCCAAGGGCTATGCAACGGCGGAAATTCACGATGTTGATATTATCATCAAGAAACACCCCGAAACTTTCCATCACGCCCTTAAAATTGGCACGTATGTAGTCATTACTTGGGTAATCATGTGAAAGGCAAAAATCAATGCCTTTCACATACATTGCCACCATAGCCCTTTTGTCTTCAAGGGTTTTCAATTCTTTATACCAAGGTTCGCATATTCCTTTTCTTTTGGCTTCCTTGGCAAGTTCTTTTGCTATCTTCATGATAATTGTATTATAGTGATACACATTAGTTACGATAAACCTTGCGAACGCAAAGAGTTACCCGATTGCGATTCAAGCAATGAAACGATTCTTTCTAATTTAGCCAAATGATAATTGTAAGACGTATTGTTGGCAATCACCGATAATGCCGCAAGTTGTTGTCTCATAATTGCCGTTGCTTCAAGTTGGTTGATACGCATTGCGTTCATTTGTCCACCAATCAATGATGCCGTTTCTTCTGAAACGCCTTTCACCGCACCGGTCAAAGAAGTATCACTTTCAGTTGTCGAAATATCTTTGAATAAGTCCGAATAGATGCCCAAAGCCTGATTGAAATTGCCTGTAATTGATGCAACCTTTTCTTTGAAGCTTGCAATTTCGGCATCGGTCAAGCCGTCAAATATAAAGTTGTCACCATTCCAATATCCCATTGATTTTTCCAAACCATCCAAAGCCCCTTGCAACTGTGTTTCAAGGAATCTTTTTTTAAGTTGGTTTAATACGGCTTCTTTCAATACTTTATTCACGGTGTCACTGAAAGCATCCGCGGCATCTTCACCCTTTCCGAACGCTTCAACTAAAGCATCGCCCAATTCATCGGCAAACGTCTTGGCATCAGTTTGAAGAATATCTTTTGAAATTTCATCAATGGCATCTTGAATATTGCGGTCAAGTTCGTTGACTTGTTCTTGCCATTCCTTAATTTTGCCACTATCTGTTTTCTTTTTCGATTCTTCATCACTTATCATTCCAAGCAATTCAACTTGTTGTTGCTTCATGTTAGCAATTGCCGCTTGTTGGTTTTGATATACTGCACTACCTAAAGCCTTATCAATCTGCCATTCAAGTTGTTTGTATGCGTTTGACAATTTTTCAATGTTTTCTTGATGTTTCTTTATAGACTTTTCAGCCCGGCGGTCTTTCCCGCCAAATATCAAGTCGTAACCGTTGGATATAAGAGCAATTGACCCTTGGATAATCGCCAACGGATTGCCCGTTGCTATACCTTGCGCCAATTGGCTTGCACCCTCCATCATTCCACCAATGTCGTTCAGGACTTGCGATGTTTGTTCATCCGCCGAAATACCCATTTTGTCAAGCCCGGAAACAACCGAATCGAATGTTCCTTTGACCATATCAATAGATGAAGACGCGGAACTAAACATCTTTGTCAAGCTCTTTTTCTTGCTTTCATCGTCAGTGGCATTGGAATATTCTTTGAATGAAGAAATAAGAGCCTTAAATGGATTTCTTTGTTGAATCTCTCCTTTTATACTCTCAACCTTTTGTTTGATTGATTCAAGGTCTTTTGGGTCAAAATCAACACCCAAGAATGCCGTTTTGCCATCAAACATTGCCAATAATTCATCCAACTTTTGGGTTGTGAGTTCGTCAAGGTTTCCAAATAACTTTTCAAAGTTTGGATTTTCTTTCATTTCATTGGTGGCAAGGCTTGAAAGGGCTTTTGCTTGCGCCTTATTCAATTCTTCAACCAATTGAGTATTTCCATGCTCAACCGCACTTTTTCGCTTTTCATCGAATTCGTCAATGATTGCTTGTTTCTTTTGCTCAAAGTTGGCGTATTCTTGAACCATTGCATCATAATCAGTGTCACCCGTCCCTTTTGTATCCTTTTTATACTGTTTGGTGCGGTTGGCAATGGCTTGGGTTATCTTTTCCTTGTCGGCATCCGTGGTGGCTTGGGAACGGCGTTTTTCAAGTAATGTAATATCATCGTTGTAATCCATTTCCAATTTTATTTTTTTATCCAAATACGATGCGTATTCTTCCAACAAAGAATCGGTTTCCTCTTTTTGCTTTTGCAAGGCGGTTTTTTCGGCTTCGTCCAAGGTATCCTTTTTGCCATTGTCAACCTCTGTGTTGTCATTTGCCAACGCTTTACGTTTTTGGGCAATGATATTCAACATTTCCATCACTGTCTTGGCATTTGTCAGTTGGTCGGCTAACTCGTTGTTAAACGCTTCCAAAACGGTCTTTTTGGTTTCCTCGGCGATTTGGTCGTTTAATGTGCGTAATTGTTTATTTTGAGCTTTTGAACGATTGGCAACATCAACGGCAAGTATTTGTTCACGTTGATTTTTTAAATAATCAATGTATGATGAACCTTGCTTCAATAAGCCGGCAAATTCCTTGCTTGCTGCTTTAGCAATAATTTGGTCACCTGAATTAATCCATTTCATAAAGCGGGTGTATTCGGCTTTCTGCTTTTCGAGTTTTTCCAAAAATGGGTCTTTGGTCTTTTCCTTTGTGGGTTTCTCTTTTTTTCCGGTCAAGGAATCCAATTGTTTTTGCAGCTTTTCGGTCTCTTTGATGTTTGCTTTTATTTGGCTTGGGTCTGAAAGTCTTTTAAGTGCATCTTGTTTTGCGGAAAGGGCTTGTTCAATAGCCCCAATTGTTCCGGCTTTATAGGTATTTGCACCATTGATACCGGCTTTTTTCAGAATATTAAACCCTTTTTGTTCCTCACTTGCTGCATTCTGATAACCCGTTTTGATTTCAACTTTCAAATCTTCCAATTCCTTTTTCTTTTTGGTCTTGGCGGTGTTTTCTGTTTCGTATGAATAGCCAGTGCCATACATTCCATAAGAAGTGTACACGGTTTTTTTATCAGGCATTTGGGAAACTTCTTGTTCCAATTCCATTTGCTTCTTTACCTTTTCCATTGATTGTTGCATGTAAACCGTTGCCTTGGCTTTAGCAATTTGGGCATCAATAAATGCTTGTGCGCCGTTGTTGAATAACTTTTCAGCATCCGCCACATCATTAACCGATACACCCAATTCATCAAACGCCTTTTTATTTTGCTCGATGAATATTTTTTTAGCTTCCAAGTTGTCGCCAAGTTCTGTGTATTTTTCCGAAAGGCTTTGAACTGTACCGATTGGCTTATAACAACCATCAATCATTGCTTTGGAAAATTCTTCTTGTGCTTTTTTTGCTTCACTTGCTTTGCTGGAAAAGTATGCGTACAAACCAATCAATGCAGATATACCCGCAAGAATCCACCCGAATACCGGGATTGACTTAATGGCAACACCGACCAAGCGGAATGCACCGGCAAGACCAATGTTTGCAACTGTACCCGCGGTTGCCGCCGTTGCTTGTGCGCCGGTTGCCACTGTATTAGTCACCTCACTTGCTGTATTTGCCGCCGTTGCCGCTGCATTTGCTTCTTGTGCGGCTGTATTTGCCGTTGTCGCAACCGTTTCGGCGGTTTCTGCAACCGTGGCTTGGACAACAACATTTCGCCACCATTCTTTTAAACTATTAAGGGTTACAAGTTGGAACGCTGAATCTTTATTCAAAGTTTGGGCGACTTGCTGCAAACCAATGGTGATTGCCATAACGGATTGAACCTTGGTCATAACCTTGTTCAAGTCTTCATTTTCACCCGCAAATAAACCAACCGCCCCGGTCACTGCCGAAAAGCCACCCGCTAAACCGGAAAGCCCGGTGATAATACCCTGAAACTTTTGTTCATCATTCGCAAGCGTACGCCCTTGTTGGGCAACGTCACTTTGAATGTCAATCAATCGCCCAAGTTCGCCTTTAAGCCGTTGGTATGCTTCTGATTGTTCATCAATACCTTGGTCAACCAATAACATCATTTCTTCACGCAACGACTTAATCCGCGAACGCATGGAAATTTGCGCATTGCCATTTTCTTCCGTTTTTTGTCGGTTTTCGTCTTGTTTTTGGGCGACTTTTTCCAATTCGTTGGAGTGGTCGCGCAATTCTTGCAAAAGTCTTTCCCTTACGGTTATTTCACCTTTGATTGCTGTTTGTTGATTGGTAATTGCATTATATTCTTCATCACGCCCCGCCATAAATGCCGCGCTTGCTTTTTGACCAAGACGTTGATATTCTGATTCAAGATTTTGCAATTCCTTTTCGTGCATTTCACAAGCTGTGCCAATTTGTCCCAAGGCATTTCTTATGTTATCGGCGGTTGCATCAAAAGCGGCATCCATTTTTTTGCCGCCTGCAACCGTACCATCGGACAAACCTTGCACGCGGCGCAATGTTTCTTCGATTGCTGTATTTATTTGGTCGTTGTCCATTACGGACTTGAAAGACAACGCCCCGCCGTCAATTTCTGCCATATCTACATCAAATTATTAACGTAATTCATTATATCATCACTATTACTTTCGGTCAACGCAATTGTTTCTTCACCATCCGCCGCATCCATATCGTAGCTTGGTGCATCAATCATCATTCTTTGCACGATTGACCATGCAATGCCATTCAATAGGTAATCCATAGTCCAACCAAAATGCGCTAAAATCGCACCTCGCCGACCGTGCGGACTGTTTAACCCACGTTGTTTTCCTCTATCCGAATCGGCATTGTTGTTCGGTCGGCGGACATCAATCGAATAGAGTTCAAAAAATCCCCAAGATTGCACATTGCATTGATTAGCACATATAATTGGTACAACTTTGACGGCTTGATTTGACGGGCAAATAAAGAGGTCAAGTATTCCAATTCCTTTGTATCTTCAACATAGCGGACAACCCCGCCTTTTCCGGGTGTAGGTATCAAATAATTAGACCCAAGCACTGCAAGTGCAACAACCTTGGCACAACGCATTGAATGGCTGTGTGCAAGTGTTCGGGCTTTCTGCATACCATCATCGGATTGCAAAGCGGCTTCATCAATGGCAAATTCAATCCATTCAGCCGAAAGGCGGTCAAGTGTTCCAAGTGTCGGTTCTTCGATTTTGAATTGCCGTTTTACTTCAACGACCACACGTTTTTTTATCAAGCCAAAGAATCGGCGTTTCACCTCAATTTTGGTATCTGCAACCTCGAATGATACGCCTTTGTTGATAAGGGCGTTCAATTCCGCTTTTTCTTGTTCAAGTATCTTATTGTCCATTGCTATTTAAAATTTAACAAGAAAGCCCCGAAAACACGTTGGTTCTTGGGGCTTTCGGCGTTTATACATACCCTTTCATGTTACACTTTTGGCACGCCACGAATAGCTTTACCACTTGTAACAGCCAAGGGGGTTACGGTGAACTCTACAAGGAAAATACCTTTGGCGGACATATCGGCGTTAATCACCGCTTCAATGTCACCATTTGGAATTTCAAAGTTCAAGCCTTGTTCCGTCTCCACGAAAATGGCTTTGTTCGCAACGATTTCATCGCCATCAAAACCCCATTTTGGCGCAAGTTCAGTACCAACGTTTGTTCCACCGATATAATCAATCAGTGCTTGAACATCGGCATCCATCATTGAGAATGTCAATTTTGGAATCTTCTTTTGTTTCTTGCGAACTTCCGGGGCTGATTTACCCTCTTCGAAATGTTCGGTAACCTCGGCGGCATCTTGTCCGATTTTCGCCGTGTCCTTGTACGTCTTACCAATTTTAGTAAGAGCGGTTGGCATTGTTCCGTTCGGTGCGGCTTCACCAACTTTAATTTGGGCTAACCCTAAAGTTATTAAACTCATAATTTAATCTATTTGAATGTTCCACGTAATACGAATATTTACATAGTGTTGCTTTACACTTGGTTCTGCCAATGTTATTTGGCTTTCAGGTATCAACTTCAACCCTGTAATGTTCGCACCTCTCAATACAGCCATTGCCTTTTCAGACAATGCCTTTAATCGTGTGCGGTTGGCTTGCAGTTGTTGCACACCCTTTATTTTCTTGTTGGCATCCGAAACATAGATGTTCACGTTTGAAGTTCCTATTTGTGGCAAGAAGTCTTGTGTAAGGCTAATACTATTCACAACTATATCTTCATCGGTGGAATCAGCCGGACGGTCGTCACCAACATAAATTCCGCCACCAATAGCGTTCTTTACGGGTGAAGAATTCAGCAAGGCAAAAAGGATTGCATCAGTATCAAATGTTGTTTTCATTCCGCAGCACTTTTAATGTTAGAAACCAATTTTTCAAGCATCCTTGGCAATTCTCTTTGGGCAAGATGTTCCGCGCTTGTTATCACGTCACGACCTTTGCTTTCGACATACAAGGCGTAATTCATACCGGCGGTTACTACAAGGCAAACACCTTGTGGGTTTCTTTCTCCAACCCTTTGGGCTAAAGCTTCACCGGCTTTCACACCTTGCGCACCCTCTTTTCTTTGCTCAAACATGCTATGAACCGCTACACCATCAACGAAAACCATGTAACCAATAGACGAACGCAAATTTCCCGTTTGGTCTTGAAACCCTTGTTCCATTGGTACATTCCGGGCATGGTTGACACACATTTCACCAAGCATCTGCAAGCGTTTTATTTGCTGCTTTTCAATTTGTTCAACGAATGCAGCATAACGCTTTTCAACGTCTTGTTTTGTGAACTTTGCTTCTATACCCATAGCCTTGAATGTAATTGTCCGGCTTCAAACTTTAAAGCCGAACCGGTTACACGTACACCCGTGCCGTCCGCATTGTCAGAAACAAAAATGCTTGTGCCAACTTCAACTTTCGGGGCATTCTTTGGCAATTGAATCAATGAAGCAAAAACATGGAATGTTCCACCGGCAACCTGCAATTCTGTACCTCGGTTGTTCGTTTCTTCACGACATGCCGAAATAAGTGTTGGGGTTGATTCTGAATCACTCCAATTTCCGTCTTCATCCTGGACGGATTCACCGCCCGCGACAATTGCGAACAAGTAATGTGGATATTGTTTCAATGCCATTACCAAGAATTTGAACGGTTACGAACTTTAGGGCGACCAACCAACACGTTTTCCAAGCCTAATTCGTTGCATAATGCGTTGTAATAGAGTTTGACGGCTTCCATATTCCATGAAATAGAATATCCGCCCTCTTGAACGTTTTGTGTTGCCCCTTTAAGGACAATGGACATTCGGTTGTACACCGATTTGTTACACGCCAACACATCAACGGCGGCTTCACCATCAAGCGAACTTTTCAAAAGGATAATATCTATATCATCATCCGAAACGTTCAACCCATTCAGTGCTTTGGTCAAGTATTGTTTGTTTGTCATTGCCATAATACGCTTGATAAGTAACGGCGGGTGCGGTTAAGCACCCACCATTGGTTTAATTCTTGTTCCAAGAAGTTGCGTTCACCTGCATAAGCACTGAACGACCTGCCAAGTTCCAAGCCGGGAAAAGGTTTGCGATTCCCTCGGTTACTTCCTGAACCGGTGATTCGTTGGAATACTTTTTAATCAAAGTATGCCCGTTCATCACCTTTTCAGCAACACCACCCGCCAATTTCTTTGCATCAATTGGTCTTTTCCAATAGGTGTTTCCAAGAACCTTGCTTTCACTGAAAAGAATTACATCATCTTCAAACGGATTTGAAGTTGTGCGCGTTCCATCAGCAAGTTCAATCGTAATATCTTGGTCAATCACGATGATTTGCAGACCACGGAACAATTCTTTCTTCTTGGTCAAGTAAGCGTTTACAGTTGCCAAATCGGGGGCATCCTGTGTGTCGGTTACATTCTGAATGAATGTTGCACACTTCTTGTAAACCTCTTCTTGTGCTGCCAATTTCTCGAATGTGTCAACATTCATAAATGCAAACTTGTAAGTTGCACCATAAAGGGACTTTCCAAGTTTCAGAGCGGCGGGGAAATCCTTTGTAAGAGGCTTTCCGGCAATACCGGCGGTATATGAAGTGTTAACGCCAATCTTTTGAGCCGATGGAATCAGATAATCCACATCGTATTCAGTGACAACGGCGGCATTGTTTGAGTTGGTGAACTTCACCTTGCCCAATGAAATTTGCTGTAATGCAATCCATTCGGCACGTGCTGCCACGCCATCCCAACAAAACTTGGTATCTTGCGCCCAAAATTCAACAAGCGCTTTTAAGTCCGGGTTGTTTGACGACATAGCAACAAGAATGTCGTATTCTGTCAATTCATCCTCGTTCTTTTCACGCGAAATGGTGATTTTGGGAATATCTCCTTGAATACGTGAAATTGCTTCACGTGTCTTTCTCGGAATGGTTGCACCCCTTGAAACAAGGTCGGCGGCAATCTTCAAACCGGATTGCGCTTCAAGCATCTTCCACGTCAAAAAGTTTGTTTCTTTCAGTGGGAAAAGGGTTGGATAATAATATGCTTTGAGGTCGTAAGTGTGAATTACGGCTTCCATATCTTTTTCATTCAACCCAATCATTAATGACTTTTGCATATCTGTTTCTTTTTAGGGGTTAAACATAAATTACACCTTTCAATGCGGTTTTAATCGCATCATTCACGATTGGTGCATTAGCTTCTTTCACAACGCCGATAACCCAAGCCGAAACAAAGAGATTGTCACCGGTGGTAACATCTTCGTTTGAACCCGCATAAGCGATTGGGGTAACTTTCAACGTCTTGTTTGCTCCGCTTGATTCAAAGGCGCATACCGGGGCGGTAATAGCCGCACCAAGGGTTGTTCCAACGGTGATAACATCTTTTGCAGCATCGGACTTGTCGATTGCAGTAATCAACTGTCCATTTGCGCCATCAGTCGCGAAACGGTCGCCCACTTTGAAATGGTGTCCTTTCGCAACATCATAAGTTGTTGCCGTATTGGTTGCATCAGTGATGATTTGTGCGGTCTTGCACACCTGATACAATCCATTTGAACCCTTGCCAATAGGCGTACCCTCGAACAATGCAGAACCACCCAAGTTGGCAACCGATACGGTTACACCACCGGGAATGTCAGCAACACGGTGAAGTACACACTTCACAACGCGGCTGTCTTTTTGTCTTTTAATTGTCAATGCCATTGTTGTAATGGTTTAAAGGATTAAACTTCTTTTCCTGAAAGCTTATCGCCATCAGGTTTTTGGCTTGCCACGTATTCGGCGACACCTTTGGAAACCCCATCATCTGCCTTTTGGGCGAAAAATGGTCTTCCTTGTCCGCCAAGTGCGGCATCAGCCACGTTTTGATTTGCGGTTGCAATCGCGGTTTCCTTTTCTGTCAAGTATTCATTGAATTCATCATCAGAATTGAAGTTCATACGTCCGAAATCTTTCATGGCTTGCGCCTTGAAATTGTCGTCTTTACACGTTGAAAGCTTTTCCGATAATGCTTGAAGCCTTGTTTTGGCAACTCCATCTTGCTCGTACTTGCTAAGTTTTTCTTGTAATGGTTTTAATTTGGCATCCAATAGAGCATCCAATTTGGTTGCAATATCATCACCACCATTACCACCATTGCCGTTTCCACCATCGCCGGGTTCGTTGGTTTTCTTTTCGACAAGGTCAAACTTCTTTTTCAAGTTACTTTCATAGGTCTTGTTGCCGTCTGAAACCTCTTTGTCCACTTCTGCGCGATACTCTTTTACGAAGTCGTCAACCTGCGCTTTGGTCAACTTATCAACAAGGGTTTTCGCTTCATCTTCGGTTGCCGCTTGTAACGCAATGGTGCGTGCCAATTGGTTCAATCCGTCCTTTCGCACGCCTGCGAACGATGCCATCAGTAATGCGAGAATTTTTTCTTTCATTTTCAGTGAATTTTAATGTTATACAAATCAATACGCAAAAATAGCCTGTATTATAGTAATACACGTTGATTGATAATGAAAGTTAGCGTTGAGTTATTGAAGTTTTTTGCATTGCAAGTGCATTTTTTTTGCTGAAATGATTGTTGTATTGAATAAAACAACTATCTTTGCCGTGTATTATAGTGATACACGCAACAATGTTTAATAAATAAATTCGCAACAATGAAAATCAAAAGAACAGTTCCGAAAGTTTCACGCCAAAGGGCGGTTGAAATTGCAATGAATCACAATTGTGTATCAAAATCAATTGCAGAACAATACACCGATTCAGAATTAAAAGAGGTGTTAAGAGTATTGAAACTAAAACCTAATTTTTAAAGCCATGAAAAAAGTATTTGCAACAATTGATGAAGAACTTGAAGCAATGGAAAGATGGTTTGATGAATCAGAGTATTACAAGACTATCAAGCAAATCAAAGAAGTTGGTAAAAATGAATTTCCGGCATGGAATACTGATTATGGTTTTAAGACGAACGATTTAGATTGCTTGATTTCTGAATATGATTGTGGATTCAATGGACGTGAAAAACCATTGGTGAATACACTTCTTTCATTCCTTGGGAATTATGACATGATTTTGGTTGAAAATGGCATTGTCAACATTGGACAAAGCAACAATTCTGAAATGGCAAACTTGATTATCAAACTTCAAAATTTAGTGCAATAATGGAAACATTTGGAAATATAACACTGCATAATGGTGATTGTATGGAAGTTTTAAAGTCGCTTCCTGATAATTCTTATGACCTTGCAATATGTGACCCGCCTTATGGTATTGATTTTGGAAATTATAATCGAACTAATAAACTAAGTGATGGAACGCGTATAAGAGCTAATAAATACAAGAATGAAAATAAGGGATGGGATAAATTACCCCCCCCCATTGAGTATTTTAATGAATTACAAAGAGTTTCAAAGAATCAAATTATTTGGGGTGGTAATTACTTTGATTTGCCACCAACAAAGTGCTTTATATTTTGGTACAAACATCAACCTGTCAAAAATTTTGCAGATGGTGAAATGGCATGGACATCGTTTGATAAAGTTGCACGATGTTTTGATTATCCCTATTATGGAAGCATTAATGCTGAATCGCCAAGGATTCACCCAACGCAAAAACCAATCGCCTTATATGGATGGATACTTAACAATTTTGCAAAAACGGGTGATAAAATACTTGACACGCATTTAGGTAGTGGTTCAATATGTATTGCGGCGCATGATTTAAAGTTTGAAATGCTTGGAATTGAGCTTGACCCCGTTTTCTATAATGCAGCCAAACAACGTTTGTTGTATCATCAAGCGCAATTGGGCTTATTTTGATTGTTTTATTAAATATAATAATTACTTTTGCAATGAAAAAGGAACTAAATTTTGAAGCATTGGCGACCCAATACGGGTTATCAATCGAGTTTGTGAAAGAACTTCACGGCAATGTGGTGGACAAAGAAAACTTTGAACGCGCCTTGCGAATGTTCAAGGGTGGCACATTGAAATATGACATTGCCACCGGGAAAGACCCCATCAATATTGCCGAAATACGCAAAGAGGTGGCGGGTAACTTCCAAGCGATACGCGAACGTGTACGTGCGCAAATGGAACAACAACGAAAGATTGTTGAGTATTACAATGGGTGCAAGTCGTTAAGGTACCCAAGGAAGCCCAAAGACGGCGCACAAGACGTTGTTTTCATTAAAGATGGACATTTGGTTGCCTTTGCACGTTTTGAACCGAAACAGGGCGGTATTTACGCCGCAAATAATGAAGTGATGCCGAACTTTCATTGGCAACCACACGGACATTTGGCAAGGTTGCGCAAGATGAACAAAGCCTTTTACCGTGAAGTGAAGAAAGCGGCATTTGCTGAAAATAGAGAATTGTTTAACTTCAATAATATACCTTGATTATGGGATGGTTTGGAATTATCGCCTTTGTTTGCTTGGGTGCATTCATCGGCATTGTGATTAACAGCTTTCAGAAAGCAAAAGGAACATTGTTACAACGTGAATTTGTCAAGCTTGGCAATCTCGTTGGGTTATCATTGGATGAAATCACGGCAAAGGTTGGCGCACCCAATGCGGTGGCGACATGTACGGTCGGTGATACCGGTAAGCCCGGAACACTTTGCACGTGGTCGAAAATGCCGTATAGCATCACACTTTTATTTGATGCAAATAATAAATGCCTTGGGGTAAATAAAGAAATCAAAATGTAGTATGGAAAAAATAATGTCATATTGTAGGGTTTCAATGCAACATTGCATACATCAAATTGAGCGTAATTGCGCAATTGATGTTTATTCACGCTACAAACTTGGTGGCATTCGTGACTATTATGTTCAGCATCGTTTGAATCTGTTTCAAAGATTATTAATCAAAATAAGAACAAGAAAAGCGATAAAAAAACATTGTCCAACATGCGATTCATACAAGAATTGTGGCATACAATATCTATCAAATAATAAAATATGAAAACAATAAAACGCATATTATTCGCCTTGTTGTTTTTATCGGCAACTCCTATAACCTTTTGCTTGATGGTTTACTTCATACTTGAATTTACGATTATAGCCGGGTTATATTGGATTTTTACGGGTAAAGACATAAACGAATACCCATATTTTGGCAACAATGGTTTGTTTGGAAAGTATCTTGGTTTTTTTGATTGGATTCAAAACAAAATATAATGAACGGTAATACTATATTGCACGTATGTTTCGGTGACGACAACCACCATTATTTTGGGTCGATTGCCGCCATCTTTGAAACATTCACACCCAAACAATTGGGCGTGTCAAAATCCCGGTTGTGGTCGTATGGTATAACACCGGAACGACCATACAGGAACAAAAATTGTATCATTTATCGTGGTGAAATTCACCGAAAGAAAGGTAATAGAACCAATAAATCAAAGAGTGATGGAAAAGATTGATTTTACAAAGTTGAAAGGTGAAGACTTATTTTATTACTTCACCAACGACCATGACAACAAGGAATATTCAAGCATCATTGCAATGCTCCCTTATGCAGTCAATGAAAAGGATAAGGCATTGGCATTACTTGAACGTGTTGTTCGTGAAGATAAGACCTTTGTGGTCGTGTACCCCGGTGAAGAAAAAACCGACACATCCCAAATGGAATATGTCGGTCAAGTTCCCGATGGTATAATGTACATCAAATGATTTGAAGCCCGTGTTGTTCATTCAATGCGGGCTTTCTATTTCAACCCACGAATATAGGCAACCATTTCTTTGTAAGTATCAGGCATATACTTCTTGAATACTTCATTGCCAACAAAAGCATTTTCAAAAGCATGTGCCAAATATTCGGCTTGTTGTCTGCCGGGTGTCTTGAAATACTTGGTTGAATGCCCATCGCCGTATGTAATTACAAGTGATTTGATGGTGTCACGTACTGAACCGATTTGTTCCAATACATCCGCCTTGGTAATTCCACGCTTTGTGAACGTTTCGGCATTCATACCCCAAACCTTTGAACTGATTGCTTGCATCTTTTGGTCAAGGTATGCAACCAATGACATCTTGCGTTCAACTTGTTCATTCACATACTTGCCTTTTGCATAATCATACCGACGTGTCCAAACCTTGTATGTGCCTTGTTTCTTCAATCGGGCAATCTGAATGGTTCGCATGTCGGCAACTTCTTGTGAACTTCTTAAATCGCGTTGCCAATCAATACCGTGTCCAAATTCATGGTAAACAACCGCCTTGCGTTCCCAAGCCGACTTTTCATTTCTTGCAGCATCATAGATATAGACTTTCTTTTCACTTGGTGAATAGTAAGCCCCTTTGTTTGCCTTTGATAAAGCCAATTGAATTGGTTTTTCAGGGTCTATAAGGTCAAAGAATTGCTTTTCAAACGTATAGTCTTCACCTTTCAGATAATCACCGCTTGCCTTGAATTGAGTTGGCATATTGGGTGAATAAACATCGGTTGTTTTGACCGGCTCTTTGATTTCGGGTTGTGGCACAATTGGCACGAACTGAACTTTCGGTTCAACCTTTGGTACATCCTTAGTTGCAAAGGTCAATCCCTTTGACAACAAGCCACCTTTGAAGTTGTCCTTGATGAAATAAGGGGTTGACCCCCAATTGGATTGCTTTTGTTGGTTTTCGGCAACCCATTCTTTGAACCCATCCGGCATGTCGGTGACTTCGTTTTTAACTTCAAGTTTCTTGTATTCCGTTCCACGCAACGCACTTTTCAAGTCGGACAATTCTTGTGCATCAAAATCGTTTTCATCCATAAGTATTGCAGTTGCATAGCACATGCACTGTGGATGCCAACCCTTGAATTTGAATGTCTTTGGATAACGCCCAACAAGCTTGTCACACAAGGCACACTTAAATTGCGGTTCTCTATTTGACCGGTGAACCTCAAACCCAACAACGAAGTCTAATTGCTGCCAACGCATCCAATCAGCTTCACGATATGCCATGTTGATTTCGGAACGTGTCAAGCGTGCGGCGTTCTTAGCACTCGACCGGTAAACACCAATGCCCGGATGGAACGCCTTTGCCGCCTTGGACAATTGCAGATTGCCACGTTTGTCACGTACCCGGCGAAACAATCGGTCGGGGTCTTGCAGATTTTGCCGCAAGTCCCGTGATAATTGTTGCGCGCTTCGACCCTCACCAAGTCCAACATCAAGCCCCAATTCAATTTGCGCTTTGAATTGTTGGGTGTACTTCCAAACACGTTCAGAAAGGTTCATACCGTCAACCTTGCGCCCCTGAAACGTTTTCATGGCATCCAAATTGCGGTCTTGCATCTTGTTCAAGCGCGCCTTGGATACCTTGGATGTGTCAATGATAGAATTGACAAATTCATCATTCTTTTGACATGCGAACAACCATTGCTTGCGTGAACCATTCGTGACAACGGACGTTATGTTGTTTGCAAGCCCCGTGATAATCTTTTGGGCGTATGCCTTTACACTTGGGTAATCATCAAAAGAAAATGGCGTGTCGGGGTTGTATGTGCCTTTTGCCGCTGCATCTGCAATTGCTTTGGTGGCACGGTCAAACAAAGCATCAACGGCGGCGGCATATTGTTCCGTTGTCTTGTAATGCTGTGCATCGAATCCCTGAAAGGAAAACGCCTTTGTCTTTGTTTTCTTTGCCATTATCTCAATTCAAATTTATCACATTGGTTGTCACTTAAAAACTTGCAATACTTGCCATCTGTATAATGCGGGCAATAACACATGAACGGTTGCCCGGTGTCCGCCGCTATTTCGTGCCAATTATAAGAGTGCTTGCAATCACGACAACGGTATTGGGTTCTAATAATCTTCTTTGCCATCTTCCAACTCTTTAAGTTCAACCGTCTTGCCTGCCAATGAATGCGTGCAATCACTCAAATATTCAATAAAGCCATCGCGAATAAACGAATGGCAAACGGTGTCTTTGTCCGCACCATTATATTCAACCTTGATGGATGGTGAAACGGTTGGTCTATTCACGTCACCGTTGAAGTCCCAAGCAACATTCCCTTTTGTCCAAAAGAAATGCGTTTCATGGCATCCCGGACAATAGAACGCCCAACGCACTTCACCATTCAATTTGGTTGTATCAATACATCTTACCTTTGCCATGATGTTATGCAATTACAGGTTCACCAATCACAAATGAATTATCCCGGCTTGATTCTTCTTGTATTTGCTCAAAGTCCTTGTCCGGGTCTTGGGTTAAGTTTGCCCCCTTGACACTCGCTTTCTGCGAAACCAAAGGTTTATTGCCATTGGCTGCCAACCACATGTTGATTTCGTCAATCTCATTTGTAAGCATGTACGGTGTGATTTCGGGTTCAATCTCTATCATTTCGCATTCTTGTTCAAGGGCTGTGTTAAACTTGCCAATATAGGCTTTAATCACATTCACGCGGCGTTGCAAGTATTCATCGAATATCTCTTTCTTATCTTGCACTTTCAAATGTGCATCCATGAACAAAAGCTTTAATGCAATGCCACTGATTGCGCCAAGCCCTTTGACTGAATCAAACGAAATGTCCGGCGTTTGGGTGATGGTGTATATCATCTTCAAAAGCGTTTCGATTTCCAATTTGACAGATTCCGGGGCGTTCTGCCAAGCAAGATATTTGGCATCTGAACCGTCTTCACCCTCAATGATTGCGCCGCTTTCGCCTTTCTTTGAAAAGCCTTTCAATTCACCCTTGATAAAGATTTTCGGGGCGGCGTGGTAATCGTTAGTGTCTGCAAAGTTGGAAAGAAGTGTTTCCAAACGGTCAATCAATGAATCCACATCCTCGGTTTCAAATTGGGGTTGGTGTCCATAGATAACGGGAATCTTGCCAATTGGAACGGGCTTTGGATAACCAGGTGCAACATCATAGCCATTTGCACCATTCACCCACAACCAATGTTCGGTGTCTGTGTAGGTCTCAAAGTAGTTCACGGCATTTTCGCCATCATCCTTGCGACTAAATGAACGGGAAAAGGCGACCATATCGCCCGTTTCATCCCAATAGGGATAAAGCGTATCACCCAAAGCCGGTGAGAATATGGCACAACGCAATTTGAACTTTGACTTGAAGCCATAGTTTGAATTGGGCTTTTCGGTTGGATACCAAAGTTCGGCGCACTCTTTGTAACCGAATATCGAACGGGCAACCTTGCGGTTCAATGAATTGCTTTTCACATCATACAAGATGCGGCTCAAGGCTTTCACAATCATTTCTTGGTTGGCGTTGTCCGGGCTTGCATTATAAGCCACCGGATTGCCAAAGCAAAACGACACGGCGCGTTTGATAATCAGCTTTTGAAGTGCCAATTTCACACGTGCAACCTTTTCAATTCGATAATTGGTTGATTCACCATTCGTATCAAGAACCTTTTGCGCTGAATCGGCATCATTATCCGCATCAACTTTCACCCGTTTGTCGGGTCTCAATATTGGGTCATTGATTTTGTGCAACTTGGGGTCAAGTGCAATGTTTGCACTTTCCACATCAGGTTGTGGAATGTAACGCCTTGATTTCAGTTCTGAAATAACATCATTGGACGTTGCTTGCTTGAAAATTTCTTCAATTGTCATAACTTATTGTATTATAGTGATACACATTAGTAGCCAAAAAGACCGGCAACGTCTTGTTTAGCCCGTTTCTTTCTTTTCTCGACTGTACCCGTAAGCGCATCGGGTGCATCATCGTGTGGGTTCTTGCCTATCTTCAAATATCCATTGATTGCGGTTGCAAACTCCGGGAATAACTTTATCCATCCTTGCGGCATGAATGTAAGGTTCTGAACGGCTGCCGAATTGGAATAAATACGAATGTCCTTGTTGTCGCCTTGATGAAACCAACGGAACTTGGTTTTTGCATTCTCCATAAGGCGGCATTGTTTTTCAACGGCACGTGTAAAGCCACGACCGCCGTTGTTGCTCTCAATGATACATTCCTGAACCGTGTGCCTTGTCAATAGCCTTGCAAGTGCCGGTTCTGTATATTCCATCGGGCGTTGGGTGTACATGACATCAACAAGGTAGTTTCCTAATTCCGTTTCATCGTATATGATTGCACACAAGTAGTCCGCGCCGGTGTCGGCTGTATCAACATAAGCTTTGCGGATGCAATATTGTGTGGCGGGTTTGATAGCATATTCCGTGAATCCTGAATCATACATAAGCCCCTCACTTGGTTTTGGGTCTTGTTGATACAAGGAATCGAACACATGCGGGTTACGGGTGCGGATTGATTGCAGTTTTTCAAGTGAGTGCCTTTCTTCCCAAAGGGCTTCACCCTCGTTTCTTGGGTCGTATTCAGTTGGTGCGCCCTCTTTGATTGCCCGGTATGTAACCACAACCCAACCGTTTGGATTGGTGATTGGGTCGTAAACACCTTGTTGTCTCAACAATGTACCTGCCAAGTCGTCTTCATGCCATCGTGTAAAGACAATCAATTGTTGGGAATGGTTATGCAAACGTGTTTCTGCAACTGTATCGTACCAATCCGAAACAGATTCACGCACGGTTGGCGACCATGCCGTTTTGGCATCCTTGTAAATATCATCCATTATCAAGACATCAACCGGTTCACCGGTCAATGCACCGCCGACACCCACGGTCTTGACTGAACCACGCCGACCGACAATTTCAAATTCATCTGCATTGCGTAACCAAGCCCCTGCAACGGTTGTGACATTGGATGCGTTCAAACATGTGTCCGGGAATATCTCGTGGTATTCGGGCGTGTCAATGATACGTTGTATCTCGCGATTGAACTTGCGTGCCTTGGGGGCATTGTATGAAACAATGGCAACTTTAGTATCGGGGCGGTCGCCAACAATGAAAGCAGGCAAACGCCTTGTTGAACCCTCGGACTTGCCATGTTGGGGTGGCATAAATACCATTAGTTTGCGAATGTCACCATGTGCAAACTCGGTCAATTTATCGTAATAACGTTTGTGAAAATCGGCGGGGTTGAATGTTGGCATTGTGGCAAGCGTAAAACGCAAAAGGTCGGCACGACTTTCACGCACCAACCGTTCATGCAATAACAAGGCGTATTCTTCACGCTCCCTTTGCAATGGACACTTTTTCAACCGTGTTATCATTTACCCAACTTCCTTTCCAATTCGGCAATCTTTTTTTCCAATTCATCATCGGATAGCTGCTTGAATAAATCCTTGCCATCCTTGCCGGTTACTTCATTGGTTTGCCTGTTACGCCATGTATCAGGTTCGCCGTTTGTCAAAGTGAAAATCACTGCCGCCGTATCCGGGGCAATATGCTTCTTTGTTGTCGTTTGCTCTTTGATTTGTGGCTTTGGTCGCCCGTGTTCGTCCTTTTCACGGCTTGGAACGGTGACAACCTTAGTTTCGTCAACCGTATAGCCTTGAATCTTTTTCAATAAGCTTTTCTTAGCTTCTGAAACAAAGAATTGCATTCGTTCCGCCTTGGCTTGTTCAAGGGCTTGGGTAAATTCTTCATTCTCACTTTGCCAATCATAGAACGTGCGCGGTGCAATACCAACAATACGGCATATTTCGGCAATGGTATATGTGTCGGACTTCATCAGTTCGACAATCTTATTCACTATTTTTTTGCTGTACTTTGCCATCCTTTTTGCCTTTTTAGCTTGATTATATGCAATTTGTGCATTACTCCTTTAGTTCACACTTAAACCCTCTATCTTGCAACTCGCTGAATAACAACGACAATTTGGATGCATCGCCACATTCAACAATCAACCTTGTGTCAAGTTCCTTTTTGGTGTCTTGTGGTTCTTCTGTTTCAGGTTCGGGCATTGAAACACCCCAATCTTCCGGGTCAATAGCAAATCTTTCGGCTTGCTCGGTGATAATATCCATATCCCATGCAAGATTTGCTTTGCTTGTGGCATTATCTGCAAGGGCAAGTTCACGCCCTTTGGCTGAATCCAAATCAATATCTTTCCGCTTGACTGCAACAATTTGGTTTCCGTCCGTCTCAACGATTATCACGTTGTCAAGTCCAACGATTGCGGCATTCTCAATTGTCTTGTTGCCCGCAATGATTCGGTTGTTTTTGTCCAATAGGATAGAACGACCCGCCCCGAACTTGCGCAATGATTCTTCGATAAGATGTTGCCCGTATTCAGTTCCTTTGTTGAAGTTCTTGTTGTCGGGAATAAGTTGTTCAACACTTGTTTCAATAATCTTTGCCATATTCCGCCAAATTAGAAGTTAATAACCTTTTTGAAGCCACCCTTTACCCTTTCAAGCATCGCAATGATACTTTCCTTTGCTTGTGTGAAAAGACCACAAAAACGGGCTTTAATTGAAGCATTAGCAAAAACCGTTTCGCCTGAAATAAAAACGGGTGGTTGAGTATTACCGGACAAAACGCCAAGCCATACATTTCCGCCAAATAGGATGTTCAACCGTTCACGAAGTGATGGTTTCCACGCGGACACACATTGTTTGCCATCACACCACACGGGCAACGATTGGCATTCACTTTCCGCCATTGTTGACGGTCTTTGCAGAACTTTTGTTGACTGCTTAAAATCAGTTGGTTTCATAATAAATTCATTTGTTTTGCAATTGCATTGCAAAAATAAAGGGTGTATCATTATAATACACCCTTTGGCACAAAAAGTTATTCAAAACTTATGCTTTAAGACGAATCGGCAAGTTGGCAAACGACCATGCCAACAAGGCGGCATCCCTTGCATCTTGATTGGTTCGACCCGTTAACCCGGTAAATGAAGACAATTCTTCTTGGGTTATCTTGCCGTCTTTGCCTTTCCAACATTTGCGCAATGGGAAATGCTCCAATACTTCGATGCCATAATGCTTGCACATTTCAACAATTTTGCGCCCTGTTTCATGGTTTCGACCGGCTGAATTGCCTTTTGCGCTCGCTGTTTTGAGATTATCACCACGATGCAAATGCCAATTTGATTGAATAAGCCAACCGGCTTCAACGACTACAACCAACGATTCTTTGGATTCTTCACGTACCGACTTGGCACGTTGCAAATATTCAAGCAATAAGGGAAATTCAAGGCTTGATACTTCCAATTGACGTGTGGACGGTTTCAAGTATGCCACGCCCGATTTTTCAACGTCCGGGTCAATGGCAATAATGTTATCATACTTCATTTTTCCAATTTTATACATTTTGCCCACTTGGTGGGCATTACCAATCTTATTTTCTCAATCATTACGGCAAAATAGTAATGCCATAGCTTTGTGAGAAACAAACACCGTTGCCCGGCATCATATCCAAAGCCATAAAACAAACCTTGGTGATACCTTGCGGTTCTTATCTGCATATCGCCGCTTTTAAGTTCGGTGCAATAGCAACGGAAACCGACCACCTCGCAGGTGGATATTCGGTTTCCTATTGCCAAATAAATTTTATCACCCGTTTTCATAATTAAAAGGGCAAATCATCATTGGGTGAATCACTCATTGCACTTGGCGCGCTTGGTTGGGCTTGGTGATTGTCGCTTTGGGCATTATTGGTTTCGCCCTTGATTCCGCAAAGCTGAACTTCATTTGCATTGACGTTGATTGCACATTGGGCATTCCCGTTCTTGTCTGAATAGACTTTCACTTTTTGACGACCACGGACAAATACTTTTGAACCCCTTTTGAGGTATTGAAGTAAGCCGCCACCCTCACCATACCATAAGACCGAAACCCACGTTGTTTGCTCAACTCGATTGCCTTGTTGGTCTTTGCTCACTTCTGAATGTGCAACACTAAAAGACACATACTTTTTGCCGCTAAAATCCTTAATTTCGGCATCATTGCCAAGGTTGCCAATAACTTCACATTGTAACATAATAATTTGATTTTTAATTGTTTATAAACTATCTTCTTCAATATCTTGCCACGTTTCACCATCAAAGGTGATAAGCCCTTGCGTTTTATCAACTACCACCATACCCGGTTGATAATGATTTTCATATTGATACCAATGGGTGAAGAATGCCCCTTGTTCGCCGGTGGTCGGGTCTGTGTAAATTATCAAGTATTTCATTTTGAACTGCTTTTGATATGCAATTGCATTGCATTTGGTTAATACTTTTTACCGTGCATTATTTCACGGGATTGGTTGTACTTCATCTTTTGGCTAATTTGCCATTCAAGGTTCACACCATGTTGCTTTGTCCAATCTTCAATAAATCCCATACCAAATTGAATGCGCTTTTCAATTGCGATACGGTCTTTTGAAAGTCCTTTTATCAAGGCAAAAGCGTTTTCGGTAAAGCTGAATCGGTCGAATGCCCGATAATATCGGCAAGGTTGCATCTTGTCAAAGTCAATGCCTAATGCACCGGCAAGGTCTGCAAGACGAATGTATATGTCTGCAAATTCATCTTCAAGGGTGTTTTTTATCCACTTTTCAAAGGCATTTTCAAAGATGTGTTCATGCGGGTTGCCGCTCAACATCCATTCATTGAATTTTTGCTTGTCGGTAATAAGACTTTTTCGGTCGGCTTCCACAAGTTCGGCAACCTCGGTACATATCAGCATCAAACAATGCTCGTTACTTTTTCTAACATCCCAAAAGCCATGTTCAACGGCGTTTTTATGGGCATTTTCTGAAATCTCATTTCTTTTCATTTTTCAAAATTTATTGTTTATCCCGGCGATTTTTTATTTCACAATGTCGAATATTGCTTTGGTCAAATAAATGTCATATAGCGCATCATGCAAGTTGTCTTCTGATACTTGAATATCAAGAAACTTGGCAACGGTGGATAATTTGAAATTTTCCATTTCGGCGCGGCGTTCGACTAATTTGTTTGAAGCAAGAACCATCACATCAATTGAGTTCGACCAAAACCAAGAACCAAAGTATTGGTCGTTGTTTTGCAAGAAGAAACCACGCAAAAATTGATTGTCAAACGAAGCATTGTTATATCCAACCAAAAAGAATTTGTCGGTCTTCTTATACTTGTCCACATACTTGCCAAGCATCGCAGTAAATTGGTTGTATATTTCACCCATTGGTGGATATGCCAACACTTGTTCACGGGTTACACCCGCCACATCCAAGGCTTGTTGTTCAATCAAACACTTTGGGTTTGGCTGCACTTTGAAGTCGAACTTCTCTTTGCTCGTTCCGTCAATAACTATTTCACCACTTATTTGATGAATTCCATTTTTACCGGGGTTTGTCCCGGTCGTTTCAAGGTCAAAAAATAATAATTTCATGTCTAAATGTTTTATAGTAATACACTTGTTTTTAAATTTTTGAAAGCCATTGTTTCCATATTTGACTTGCCACCTGTGCAATCATAATGGGTGGTACACTCATTCCACAAACATAATGTGGTGATTGTCCGGCAAAATTGTAGTCTTGTGGAAAGCTTGATATTGAACATACTTCACTTTTTCCAAGATATTGGGGTTTATCATAGTGAATCAAACACGTTTCTTTTCCGGCAAGGGTTGGACATATCCTGCCTAAATACACATAAGATTGATTGAAATTGCTTCCTTTCCCATACAAACGCATATTGGCATCACCTTGGTTGGTATCACCATATTGCCTATTTTCCCATAAAGTACGAACGACTTTTGAATTTGCTTCACGACCTGAATAATCGGCAACCTCTTTGAAATAAATGGTTGGTTCATTAAATTCAAGGGTCAATTTTGGTTGTTGCTCGAAAAGGCTTGCTTGATATAAGAATGGTTCGGCAAGGTCTTTGCGCAAGCAAACAAAGAAAACACGTTCACGGCGTTGTGGAACTCCCATTTTTTGACCATCTAAAAGCCAATGTTGGCAATAATACCCGGCTTCATCAAACGCATCATGTATTTTTGCAACATACTTGATTGCATCACCAATCAACATGCCTTTTACATTCTCACCAACAACGACTTTCGGTTGCAACTTTTTGGCAAGGTCTATGAAATCAAAGAACAAAGTATCAAGAATTTGTTTTTGTTGCCCCTCTCTGAAATGCTTTTCAACACCCCAAGCATCTTCACGACTGCCCGCCATTGAAAATGTAGAACAAGGGGGCGAACCGTCCAAAATATCAAGATTGTAAAGTTCAACGGGTAAATCTTCACGATTCTTAAATTCTTGTATTGGTTCAAGAAATGGATATTTCGGGTTGTGGTTCTGACAATATGCGTACATCATACGGTGGTCAATTTCATTGCATCCAATAACATCAAACCCGGCTAATTTATAACCCATAGAAGACCCCCCCCCACAAGCAAAGCAAGAAAAGACATTGCCTTTGTCCTTGCTGAATATGGCATCTTTCAATGTCCATTTATAATTGAACTTATGCTTTTGCATCACTTGTTAGCTTTAAAATGTTATCAACTCGTTGTGCCAATACTCGAAAGTTGGGGTTATACTCATATTCATCTTTGTATTTTTTAATACAATGATAAATTGCACCGGGCGAGCGATTAATAAAATTGGAAATAACATGTATATCAACGTTTATGTTGTACATATTATAAATTAAAATCAAGCGTGCAAAAAACGCCATGTTTGTACGTACTTTCCCGTTATATTGGTCAATACGTAAATTTGTAACATCTAAAGTGGCTTTATAAACACGCCAAACTTTATGTTTATCATCACCAATAAGCTTTGTGAATGGTAATAATTCATTTTTATTTGATTCATAAAGTATGATTTTACCCGTTTCTTGCGCTATGTGGTACTCACATCTTGCACCAACTGATTCAACCCAATCACCTATCATAAAAATGGCATCACATGGTAGTAATATTTCAACATCCCGGACAATGTGTTGTCTCCACGTGTGGGATTGGCTCAATCCGTTATTCAGAGGGTTAATCACTTCAAAGCCCAAAGATTCAAGTAAATCTTGCGCATCATTAAATTTTTTTAATACATCGGCATAATTCAAGCCTGTTATTTTACCTGAAATGTATATTCTCATAGGTCTGTGTGTTTTTGATTCATGTATAAGAACTTGTTAACGAAGTATATTTGCCCTTTTCCCGTCACTTTTGTAGTGGTGCGGACTTTGGTATTGTCGCCAACATTGATTGTAATTTTGCGCAATTCAAAAAGCCCTTGTTCAACTGCTTTTTGTGTGGGTTGATTGTAGCGTTCGCCCAATGCGCATAAATAATGGTTATCACGCAACCATTTGAAAAGTCTTTTTTCGCCTATTTGAACACCGTTTTGGCAAATAATCTTGGCAAGTTCACCGATAAGGACGGATTGTTTTGCAGTTTCAACCGCTTGTGAAAACAATACCCTTGGGCGTTCCGCTTCAATCTGCTTTTGTTGTTGCTCGATTTGTTCCGCTTGCAATGCAGCAAGGCGCAATGCTTCCGAAAAAGTTTGAGGTATTGCCGGACGTTGGGCGACTTCTTTCACAATGTTTTCCATTTGGTTAAATTGTTCAATAAACCCAACTTTGAATTGCATTGCTTTTGCACCGGTTAAACCCATTGCAAGAAGTGAAAAGCCGGCCCGGTTCATTACGAACATCGGTTGTGTTTTACCTTGTGCATCTTGATATGTGGTTTCATAAAACCAAGTTCGGTCGGCTAAATTTTGAGCCAACCCCCTTATTGACTTCATAACGTTTTTATGAAGCTTTCCGAACACTTGCGCCACTTTTAATGAATCTGTGACGGGTGTACCTTTGTTGCTCTTATAAACAACTTCTTGTGTGATGATTCCGTTTGTCATAATTATAAAATTCTGTTATTAAATAAATTACGGTTTCAATCTAAACTTAAAGTTTACGTCTGTCTTGACCTTTAATTTCAAAATAGTTACACATTTCATTCAACCGGCTTGAAACCCGGTCTTCATAAAGTTCAATGAATCTTTTATGGTTCATTGGTAAATTGGACGTTATCAATGTGATTTGGTCGGTTTGGTCGCCCCTGTATTCAAGGATTTGCCGCATAACATTGACACGATTACCCATGTACATTGATTCGGCGGGTTCAGCCCCAAGGTCTTGAATTCCAACAATATTCATTTTCTTGAATCGTTCAAATGAACCATCGGCGGTGTATTCGTCACAAATGGCATCCGTTCGGACGTTGCCCCAATAAAGGCATCTTTGTGTGTCACCAACCGTAACTTGTACATTATCAATAAGAGAATAAGCTGCCATTATTTCAAGTACCCAAGATTTGCCCGAACCCGTATTTCCTGCAATGTAAATCCCGGCATTCAAACGCCCCGGAACAACTTCTTTTGTGTCAGGATTCAAGCATTTCATTTCGGGGTCTCCATGAACCCATCGAATCATGTTTTCATACGTGAATTGGTTTTCTTTGTCAATCCTGAACTTTGGATTCCTTTTTTTACCGATTGCATCCACGACTTGCAAAGCCATTTTCATGTTGTAGGGTAAATATGGGTATCGCTTGATTGACTGAAACAACCCCCTTTGATTTATTTTGTCGAAAATTGCCGACATGCTTATTGGTTGTGCCATATATCATTCACGTTTTTAGTAGTTGATTGCTTTTTTGTCGGGAACTCTTTGTTCCGTTTCTCCCAAGTAACCACGGCGGCGCGCCAATCTTTCATCTTGTTTTTGCCCACGAACCAATTTTTTGATTGATAAAATGCAACGAAAGATTCGGAATCAACTGAATAGTTTTTTTCAGAAATATAAGATTGTACTTCATCAATAGAGGGGGGCGCAAACCGCTTGGCGGTTTCAGCCTTTTTATCCTCTTTATTTAAAGATGTATTTTCATTTCCTTTTCTTTCCTTTTCTTTTATAGTCCGGCAAATACTACCATCAAAATCGGCATTTGCCGCATTGTTATTAGTGTTTTGATTGGCATTTGATTTTGTATTGTCAACCATTTGTTCATCTTTTGGTTGATAATTGCCAAATGTTTTTTGCCATCCGCGTTTGCCGGCTTCACGTCTTTTTTCGGATATTTCAGCTCTTTTATTAAGCCTACATTTTATTGATTCCGACCAAAATACTTTGCCGTCATTATTGAATAAATCAAAGTCATTGACCACGCTTTCAACAACGCTGCATTCCACGTGCAATGCAAATGCAATGCTTTTGCAATTAGACAAGGGCAAAGAACCCCCTTGTTCATATATTTGTTCGACCACGCACCAAAAAACCCCCAAGCCCTCGCAACCGTGTTCCATCAACACATTCTGCAACTTGGGGTCATTTCTTGCGCCAAAGTCATGCGGAAAAAAGAATGTATCTTTCATAACTTCACGTGCTTTTGAGATTCACCAATACCGAACAATGCAAAATCGTACTTGCAAGGGTCGTCAACATTTAAATCACGTAATTTGTCCGTGATAATTTCAGCCGTAACCCTATCATTACTTTTTCGGTCAACCAAGCCCAATTCCCTTGCGATTCTGCCAACATGAACATCGAGTGGTATAATAAGGCTTGACGGACTAAAATTGTCAGTCCAAATGCCTAAATCAACCAGGCTGTCAGTACGAACCATCCAACGCAAGAAAAGATTCAAACGCTTACATGGTGATGTTCCTTTATGGCTTGCATGATTTCCACCGCTCGGTGCAATGTGCCTGTTATATTCGCCGCCATTACCTTTCACCATGAAGTATTGCAAACGTTCAATCCATTGCCAAACATCATCATATTTGATATTTTGCAACGTGAATCCACGATGATAGAAGTATTTCAACCCGCGGCAAACATAAATCAAATCACGACCAAAGAAAGTGCGGTGAATATTCATATTTGGGTCGATTTTATCCCAACCACAATCAATGATATATTTGAACGGGCTTTTGCCCATCATAAAAAACATTTTATTGCAGTCGTTTATAATCTGTTTTCGGTTTCCCCAAGCAATAATTGCGGTCAACAAAGCGACAACTTCAATATCCATTTTATCAGTGTAACGTCTTGGGAATTGCACCGGGTCATTGGCTATGAATGCGGATGTTTCAAACTTTGTTGCCATTTCATCCAAATACTCTTTTATATTATCCATTGTTGCGATATTAGCAACCCCGACCCGAAAGCCGGGGTTGTGGTGAATTAAACTTCAATAATTGCGATTTTAGGGGCAATCTCTTTGATTTGCGCCAATTGGTCGTCAATTGCACGGTCGCGCACATCTTCAAGCGTTTGGTTTGCACCCGGCGAAAGCAATGTGAATGCAACTTCACGACCGTTGATTTGGGCAAACGTTTCAACTTCCAATGTTTCGGCTTCCATGCCTTTGAAAATTGGCACTTTCAAAGTGAATGATTCGGGCAAGTTAGAGTTGACCACTTGGGCGAAATTGTCGGTTCGGTCGCCGTTTTCTTTCACCGCACGTTCAATCTTGTTGTTCACACTTGCCGAAAAATTCATTAATTCAGAAACCAACTTCATGTTGGTTGAACGTTCAGGGAAAAAGGCACGGTTCATCTTGAAAAACATTCCAAGTTCCGTTGGTGTCCAAACCTTGCCGGTGTTGATGCCAAATTCAAGAAACTTGGGGTGGAATTCCAATGTTCCATCAACTTGACCACGGTTGTATTCATCATCTTCATTGATAACCAAAGACAATTTGATGTCTTCACGATTGACAATAACATGTGAGCGTTCCTCGGTAAATTGTCCCGTTGCCACTCTTTTAGTCAGGTATTCAACCGGCGCACCAATCACGCCCGACAACTTGGTTTTGATAGGGGCTTTTGGTTCAAGTTCTTTGATTGCCGCACCCTCTCTTAAAATAACTTCTGCTTTGGTGACACCTGCACCAAGATTGATTTGCAATTTTTCTGCTTCCATCTTTTTGAATTTTAATGATTAATAATTAGTCGTTTGTTCCGGTTTTGCGTGCCATTGAAAAAATGGTTGGTTGCAATTCATCGGCGGTTGCCGGTCTGCTTTCAACCAAATCACCATCGGCGTTGTAAAAGCCTGTTTCTTTTGCTTCTTGGTCAACAAACTTGTAGCATATTTCCTTGACGTATTCGGACTTGGATTTGATGTTTGAAACCATTTGTGCGCGTTGTTCTATAAGCGGCTTTAATTGCCCTTTGTAGTAAGCATCTTGCGCTTTCTTTTCCGCTTCAACTTCGGCGATTTCGATTGAAACATTTGCCAAATTCTCTTTGTGTCCTTGCAATTCTTCCGGGGTATAGGGTTTCATGTACCATTTTTCTTCCACCTTATCGCAATTATCCTTTAAAAATGCTTCACGGTCGCGAGCATTTTTGTACTCTTTTCCAATAGTCTTTTCCATACTTTTTGTATTATAGTGTTACACAATTAGCGAAATAACAAGAAGTCATTCCACAGGTCAATAAATTGTTTTCCGAATTGTTCCGCGCGTTCGCTTGTTGAAAAGCAAAGCCGAGAACCGAAAAGCGCACCCGCATACGAAGCCGCAATATTCGTATACGCAAACACGAACCCCGCAGTACCCCGTTTTTGAAACCAAGGAAACCATTTGTACTGATTGGTATTGTCATAATCGGGTACAAACTTATCTGCTTTGTTCCACGCTTCTGCAATAGTGATTAGCTTATACATGGCAACCATCGCTTTTGCGTGCTTGTCAGGAATGCCACACATACAAGCATTGTTTTCACGTCCAAGAAATTCAAGGGCGGCTTCAAATGAATCAACTTTTACATTGATTTCATCGGGTGTAATCAACGATGTTGATTCAAGAACAAAGGCTTTTTTGCCGTATTTGTCTGCCAATCTTTGGGCTTCCTTTTCGGCTTTCTTCAAATTGTCGTGTTGTACCGTTGGGGTGTTTTCGCCCTCAACAAATACCATGAAAAACTTTTTATTCATAATCGTAATTATTAATGTTAAACTATTGATTTACTTGTTTTTTGAACTCTTTTGATGGTTTGAACACTGGTTCATTTCGCTTTGGAACAATGATTGATTCACCTTTGTGAATGTCACGTGCAACCTTGGCTTTTCTTGGAACGTTTTTCAATGTTCCTAATCCGCGCACATAGATTGGTTCACCCTTGGCGATTGTTTCTTTTACAACTTCAATCAAGTTGTTGAATCCGTGTTCAAATTCTGTGCGGTTGATTTCCGCGCGGTCACAAACCGCATTAATCAATTCTTTCTTTGTCATAATTTTGAAATTAAAATGGTGTTTTATTGAATTTTAAAGTCATACCCTTATTGGCAATGTGAACGGTCTTGCCGGTTGCTTCCTGTATATCCCTTTGGAATTCCGTTGCGTTTGAATTGCCATCGGAAAGATGAATCAAAACAATATTGTTAACCAAAGACAAATCATTTGCTTGAAGTATCTCTTTGCAAGTTTGTAGACTGCAATGGCTTTTTATTGTTCTGTCACGAAGTTTTGCGGGTATCCGACCGGCGGCAATATTGGATTCCAATATTTCAAGCTTATAATTACATTCTAACATAATGTTATTCAAGCCATTAAATGTGTATTCCAAATAATACGTATCGGTCGCAAACAAGACCGTTCCCATTTCTTCGTGGTATATTAAAAATCCGAAAGGTTCGGCGGCATCATGCTGTGTTGTGAATGCGTAAACTTTGAAGTTTCCAACGTTATAAACACCATCCTTGACCATTTTATGCAAAAGGTGATTGCCTGATACTCCAAGACTTTGAGCCGTTCCATTTGACATATACACCGGAATGAGTGCATCAAGGAACTTTCCAACCATCTTGGCGTGGTCGCCGTGTTCGTGTGATACTATCGCACCAACTATTCGTGAAATGTCGAAATTAACCACTTCTTTCACCTTGTTGAAAGCAATGCCACATTCAATAACCAAGGCTTCCTTTCCATTGTCAAACACATAACAATTGCCTGCCGAACTACTTCCGAGAATCTTTAATTCCATAGCTTAAAAACCGGGTGTTGGTTGATTATCAACTTTCGGGGCATCAGCCTTTGGGGCTTGTTCCTGATTTTGTGGTTGCTCCGGGGCTTGCGATTGCGGGGCGGCATCAAAACCAATATTGGTTTTATTCCCCTTTTCCGTTTTCTCTTTCTCTACCTTGTCGGTCACATCCTCATAATCGGTAATGTCGATTATATCTTGTTGTTCCTCAACGGTTTTCATTCCCATTGACAATTCCGGTGCATACACGTTTGTCCAAAAGGAAGCGGCACGATACATCAACATTTGCTTGGGCATGGTCTGCCATTTTGAACCGGCTTTCAAATACCAACCCTCTTGAATAGCAAGGCGCAAGGAAATTGGCGATGATTCCAATATTTCATCAGAACCTTTTGCGGTTGTCCATGCAATACATTCAATGTCCATTATCTTCTTGCCGTCAAAGGTTGATGTTTTTGCATCGTTCTTGTAATACCCTTTGCCATTGGGGTTGTTCACCCATACTTTTGTGTATTCGGTATATTCAACTAATCCCAACGCACCTTTTTCGGCAAATTTGAATTGTAGTGGGTTGAATCGACCGCAAGTATTCACGGTTGAAATCAAGAACTTAGACGACCAAGACGGCTTGCCATAGATGGGAACCATATTTTGCATTATCATCAATGGACTTGCACCGATACGTTGCGAAATCTCAATTGCAATCATGCAATTTGCCATTGCTTTATCAAGCGGGTTTTTCTCTGAAACCTTGTACATGTCCGGGACAAGTTCGGAACTTGCAAACAACTTGCAAACCCGTTGCATAGTCTCAAATTGTACCGGGTCAAAGAAATTGAATGTTATGTTGGCATTACCCGTTGTTGCCAATTGCGTGGTGGATTGTCCACCGTTTTTTTGAACTTCACTCATTGTTTTGTTTTTTAAGGAATTATTCTTTTGAATCCTTGGGAATGCCCCCCCCCACGATTTTTTCAAGGGTTTGAAACATCATTTTGGTTTGTGCCAACTTTAGACCGGCGACAAGAACACTTTTTGATTCATCATTTGTGGCAAACTCTGCAATACCTTTTGCCAATTCTCCACCACGTCCGGCAACGGCAATAACCGCGCCCGTACCCTCATTGTCCGATTCGGTTGCAATGATTATTACCGACTTTTTAGGGTCATTTTCAACTAAAGCAGTTACTTGTTTTGCGATTTCTTCCATCTTGGAAGCAAATTCACTTTTGATTTCTTCTTTCATTGTTGCGAATTATTTATTTGATTATTAATGTCTTATCGTATGAAACGACAAGGTTTATTATTTGACTTTCTGTTTGAATAAGGCGGTTCACGCTTTCCCGACCATCAATAAAGATTGGCGCACAAACATTGTAGAATCGGCAAAGGGCATTGATTATATCAAGACCGGCGTTTACCTTTCCGGCTGTGTTAACCGTTGGGAACGGCACACCATCGACCAATGGCACGCATGTTTCGGATTCGTTGCCCTCAATTGTGTAATCAAACAGCTTGAATTTTACCAAAGAGAACAAGCCATTGATTCGGCGTTCGCATTCATCAATTTTTGCCTTGGTAAAGTTTTGAATGTTGTATTCTTCACGTTCAACATCGGCAATTTGTTGGGCAAGGTCTTTCCCTTGCGTTTCCAATTGGGTAATTTGATTTTGAAATTGAACGATGGTTTCGCGGCTTGACAAACGCCCCTTGATTTCATCACGCATTTGCAAGAATCCCTTTTTCCGGTTCTGCAATTCGGTTGTGTCGATTTGTTCAGTGCCGGAATCAAGCGTTGATTCAAGGGTTTTAATTTGCCCGGTTAATTGGACATACTCGTTGATGTCTTCCGGCTTAACGTCTGATTGCTCAACAACCGGTAATTGGGTGATTTGATTGCTTAATGAAACAAGTTGGTCACGTTTAATTTGCAAGTCGTTTTTTTGCGTTTCAAGCGTTTTTTCAGCATCGGCAATGTCTTGTACCAATTGCGATGCTTCATTGTCCATTTCGCCGCCTTTTCGTGTTATTTTGGCAAGTTCTTTGGCTTTTGCATCCGCAAATAATTGGCGGGCGTTGTTTTTCATGCTTTCGGGTAATACTTGACCACAAGAATGGCAAGTGTCGTCACCTTGGTACTGTTTTGCATTTTCTTCAAACCATGTTTTGCGCAAGGCTTCAATATCCTTATTTTTCGATTCAAGACGTTCTTTCAACGATTCAAGTTCGCGAACTGAAAGTTGATAACTTCTTTGCATCGTGGCAATTTCATTTTCGGTTGATTTGATGTTGCTTTCCAAATCCCGGCGACTTGCATTCGCTGTGAAAGCGGCTTCACGTGCTTGGTTTTGAGCATCAAATAAAACCTTTTGACGGCGTTGTTTCAAGTCGTTGATTTCAGACTGTTTCTTTTGTACACCCTCATATTGTTGGCGCACGGCGGCTGTCTTGTCGGCAATAGCCTTATCAACGCTTTCAATTTCCTTGTCAACATCGGCAAGTTGCTTTTCAAGTTCCGAATAATCTTCTTTTTGTGGCATCAAACGGTGTGTTTGGTCAATACGTGGTTGTATTTGCTCCAAATCATCTTTCAAGCGTTTCTTTTTAGCTGAAATTTCACGTTTGAAATCCACAAGTGATTTGCCCGAAATCTTATCAAGCAACGCGGTAAAGCTTGGGTTGCTTGCTGCAATTTCTTGGTCGGTAATTGTACCCGCCAACTGAAATAATTGTTCCCGTTGGTCTTGCCATTTCATGTTGGCAAAGAAAAGTGGGTTTGTCACCATCTTGAAAACCGAATCATCAATAATGGTACTGATTCGCTTTTGATACTCTGATACATTTACCGGGGCATCATTCCAATATGTTTCAGTATGATTGCCTTTGAACACTTGTTCAACTTGTCCGCGTGGTTTTACCCAATCTTCAACGAAAGCACGGCGCAAACGTATTTCTTCATCATCAACCATCAGGATGCCGGACACTTCACAATCAACTTTTTCAAGCGGTTTTCCGTTGACCAATGTTTTAATTTGATAATCCTTGCGGTCTTGTGAATCCTTGCCGAAAAGCAACCACATGAAAGCATCGAAATGTCTTGTTTTTCCAAGTCCATTTTCGCCCGAAATGGTTGTTTCCAAATCGTTGAATTCGGTTGTTCGTTGCTTTTCACCTTTCCAATTTATAAGTGAAATGCTTTTTAAAATAACTTTTTTCATAACCCTTTGTATTATAGTGTTACACGATTAACGAAATAACAAGAAATCATTCCACAGGTCAATAAATTGCTTTCCGAATTGTTCCGCGCGTTCGCTTGTTGAAAAGCAAAGCCGAGAACCGAGAGCCGCAGTCGCAATCGAAGCCGTAGTATACGTAGACGCAAACACGAACCCCGCAGCATTATCGTTATACACGAACCAAGGGAAATACTTGTATTGGTTACGATTTGAAAAATCAGGAATGAAATTATCCGCCTTGTTCCATGCTTCCGCGATGGTGAATAATTTATTCAAGGCATTAAGTGCCTTTGCATGGTGTTCCCTTACTTCGGGAATTACTTTAACCCCAACACTTCCAAGCGAATCTTTTGCAGCTTCATAGCTTGAAATTGTAGTTGATACGTCTTTATATTCGACCTCTTTAATAGAGTAATCAAATATTGAAATGTCTTCATCTTCTTGTGCAAGGTCAATAACATGCGCTTGCGCATCTTCAATTGAGTTGAACTCACCGATAACATCTTGCGGGTTCTTTTTGTCTAATACTAAAATCTTTTTCATTGTTGTAATTATTATTATATTAAATAAAACTGTTATTTCTTCATTAATTCCAATGCCAAGTCAGCATCAACGGTTATCATTCGACCACATTGTGATATTGCCCTGTCAATCTTTCCGCTTGCCTTAATTCTGTTTGCGGTGGTCATGCTGCAATTGAATATTTGCGCAATCCCGGCAATACCATAAACCAAGCGTTTTTCCTTTGGTGTATTATCAATTGTCACCGTTTGGACTTGATTAATCAGTTCCATGAATTCACCGATTGTTAGTTGCCATATTGGCGTATTGGGGTCAAAATTCTTCATCATCTTTAATGTTGTTCCAAAAATCTTTGGGAATAAACTTGTTGACCATGAATGCCGATATGCTAAAGTTCCCAAGGAGTATTGGCAAGGCATACCAACGTGATTCATCATAGTTGCAACATAGCATCAGGCAAAAAGCAAGCACGCACCAAAAGAATAATACTCTTTGTTTCCAAGTAAGCTTGTCAAAGCCGGTTTCTTTAAACATTTCATTAATAATCTCTTTCATTGTTGCGAATTTTAAGTGTTAATCTAAAAAATCAAACGTTGCGTTGTCCGATTCTGCTTTGCGCCTTGCTAAACGGCAAGTCCTTGCCGCTGTTTTTGAGCGGAAAACACGCATTACATTATCATCATTGAAGAAAATTTGCGGAACTATCAACATAAGCATTGAATAAGCAATAATGCGTTGCTTTAATGGTGACAAGTCAAATGATATTTTAAACTTTGTGCAAAACCACCACGCCGATAATTCGTTGACCTTGTTACACCCGATTTTATCATATATGTTTCGGGCGTGGTTTTCAACAGTACGTTCCGAAACGAAAAGGCGATTTGCAACATCTTTTTTGCTTGCACCCCATGCGAATAATTCCGCAATTTCAGATTCACGTTTGGTAAGCTTTGCAAGTATGTTCATTATGCAGCCCCCCAAATTTCTTTTATTCCATACTCTGCAAAGATTTCTTCGATTGCTTTTGCTTCTGAAACCTTTGGTTCAACTGTGCCATTAAGGCGTGCCGTCCAACTCGTGCGGGTACTAATGCCAAGTGCATCCATAATGCGCTTCTTGACCTCTTTAATGTCTTTTTGTCTGACTTGGGAAAATCCCAATTGAAATGAAAATTCATCCATAATGCTAAGTTTTAATTGTCAATACTCCATTTTCTCAATAAAATGACGTAATTTTGCCATTTGATTGCGTGCCGTTTTACGTTACCTTTGTAGCGTTGAACTAAACATGTTGCAAAGCTACGCAATATTTCGTGAATAGCAAAACAAAACACGAAATATTTCGTGTTAAAAATTTGATGAAATTTATAAATCATTGAATATGAATGATATAGATATAAAAGAAATACGGGTAAATTTAGGCATTTCACAAGAAAAGCTTGCGGAAATGGTCGGTGTTTCGCCAAGAACGGTTCAAAATTGGGAATCAGGTAGCAAAATACCGAACTCAAAACACGCAATTTTGCGTAATCTTATGCTTAAAGAAGCCCCGCAATATGCCGGTGGTGGTGATGAAAATAAAAAAACCGGCAATTTGATTCCATTTTATGACAATGTGGCATCAATAGGTGGTGTTAATGAATTGGGGGCGGATATGGGCGGGGTAACCCAACCCACCGAATACATCGACACGGGCGATTGGTTCAGAAATGCAACCGCCGCAATACGACATTATGGTGAAAGCATGGTTGAATATCCAACCGGTTGCATACTTGCATTAAAAGAGGTGTACGACCGTGAATTGATTATTCCCGGACGTGATTATGTTATTGAGACAAGCGAATACCGGGTGACAAAGCGAATTCAGCAAGGTAAGGATTCCGACCATATTACGGCTTATAGTACAAATTCAGAAACATACGCCGATGGTCGATTGATACATGAACCATTTGATATTCCTTGGCGGGCTGTTCAGCGTATTTCATTAGTGTTGGGGTATGTCGTCAAAAAGAATGGTGGTACAATGGTATTCAGTAATCAAAAAATATAAGAATGGAAAGAATCAAAATTAAAGTGTCCGATTATTACGGCAACCCGTCTTATTATTCGGTAATGCCGCAAGCATTGTTTGACTTGTTAGAAGCTGCAACACTCAATGGTGAAGAATTTATTTTGGCTGACAAAGCCCAAGTTGAACAAATGGTTGAAGACCATAAAATAAAGATGGAATC